GGAGGAGGCGATCGCCGAGGGCATGCCCAGCATGATCGCCATGAACTCCATGGCTGGCGGCGCGAGCGGCCCCGCTCCTGGCTCGCCCGGCCAGGGCGAAGGCCCCGACAGCGACCCCAACGCCCAAAGCGGCCAGGGCGCTCAGAACGCGCCGCGGCCCGACCGCAACGAGCCTGGGCCGCAACCGGCGTTCCCGGCGATGGGCGGAATGGTGGCGTGAGGCCGGCCTTCCGGTGGACTGAATGGCGAGGGTCGTTTGACGGGCGCCCAGCGCTCCTGATCAAGAAACTGATCCAAGTATTCGGCTGCGTGGTTCAAGTTCACAAGTTTGTTCGAGCCGACGATATAGGCTGCTTCCATACTCATCCCGCTTGGGCGGTGCGGATTATACTATGGGGAGGTTACATTGAAGAAATGGGAGATGGGCGGCGAGTGATTTGGCCTCCATTTCGCCTTGGCGTAGTTCCGCCATCCCTTGAGCATAGAATTGACTACTTGCTAAATGGGAAGTCTTCGTGGTCGCTTTGGCTCCGCGGGCCAAAGGTGTCGCGCATCAAAATTCGAGGCTGCTGAAAAAATTTGTCGAGCCTGTAGATAGTACGGTAGTCTGTCCTCTGCGACAGTTTCAACAACGCATTGGGGCGCTATCGTGGCATCGCCTACCACGGACCCGAAGCCGGGTGAAGACGGCTACCTCGCCAAAGTGGGCAAGGAAGTCACGGACGCAAACGCAGCGATCTCGTCCGACGCTGATGGTGGCGAACAGCCGAAGTCCATGCTCGAGGCGGTCCAAGCGGCCCTCGCGAGCGATGAGACCAAGGACGGGGAGTCGCCGACCCCAGAGGATGCCGGGCAGGCAGACGACGCCGACGCGCCCACGGAAGCGGACGCCGATCCCGTTGAAGGGGCGGACGAAGCGGCCGAGGGCGCAGAGGATGGCGAGGAACCGCCTTTCCACAAGCATCCGCGCTGGCAGGAGCTGAAGCGCGAGCGCGACGGGCTCAAGGGCGAGGCCGAGGCGTTCCGTGGACTTCAGGGGTTCATGCAGCGGGCCAATCTGACGACCGACGATGTGAATGTCGGTTTCGACATGATGGCCGCGATCCGCAACAACCCCGAGAAGGCCGTTCCGCTCCTCGAGAACTTGCTGGCGACCCTCAAGGTGGAGACCGGGCTGGCGTTGCCGGCCGACCTCCAGGCGAAGGTCGAGAGCGGGCATATCGACGAGGACACGGCGAGGGAGTTCGCCCAGGTCCGCCGACAGGCCGCTGCCGCTGCGAATGCGAGCACGCGCGTCGAGTCGGACGGGACCGCGGCGAAGCAGGCCCGAGCGCGTGAAGCCGGCCAGGCGGTGAGCGGGTGGGAAGCGGCGAAGGCCACGTCGGACCCTGACTGGCGCGTGAAGCGCCAGCGTGTGCAGGACAAGATCGAGCTGCACTTCCACAAGCACGGCGCCCCCGCCGACGCGGTCGCCGCGGTCAAGCTGGCTCAAGACAGCTACGACGCGGTGACCAAGGAGATGGTGGCGCTCAGGCCCAGGAAGAAGCCGATCGTGCCGGCGCAGGCGGGCGGGACGATACCCGCGACGTCCAAGCCGAAGACCATGCTCGAAGTCGTCGAGGCGGCGTTGCGGTAGGCCCAACCATCAGCTCAGGTCTGAACTCCCATGGCTTTCACCGCCGCGCAACTCGACCACATCTTCAATTCCGCCCTCGATCTGCACCTGGAGCGTGGCCGCGTCTACGCCCAGGATCAGCAGTCCATGCCGCTCCTGCAGAAGTTCGCCAAGGGCAAGCTCAAGAGCTTTCCCGGCGGCAAGGGCGAGATCACCATCCGGGTCAAGGCCGGTCGCACCTTCGAGCTCGAGGGCTTTTCGGGTGACGATCAGGTGTCCTTCCAGAACGCCGCCAACATCAAGATGGCGAGCTACCCCTGGAAGGAAATCCACCAGGGCATGGAAATCACCGAGACCCAGCTCAAGATCGACGGCATCTCCGTGGTCGACGGCGCCAACGGCGGCGGCAAGACCGTGACCCATGACGGTCGCGAGAAGACCATGCTCGCCAACATGCTCGACGAGCAGTGGGCCGATTTCGGCTACGATTGGGACTACAACTTCAACCTCATGCTGTGGGGCGATGGTACCAGCGATCCCTCACTGGTCCCGGGCATCACCTCGCTGATCGTGGACGATCCCACCGATGGTGTCGTGGTTGGCTCCATCGACCAGAGCGCCAACACCTGGTGGCGGAACCGCGCCAGCCTCGGCGTCGCGGCCAACCTGTCGAACGCCGACGACCAGGTGCTGGTCAAGCTGCTCAAGACCGAGACCCGCCAGCTGCGCCGGTACGGCGGCAAGCCGGACTGCTACCTCGCCGGCGCCGACTTCCTTGACCAGCTCGAGAACGAGCGCCGGGCCAAGGGCACCTATACCCAGGTCGGCTGGGCCAAGTCGGGCCGCGGCGTTGAACTCAGCTCGGATGAACCCGAGTTCGAGGGGATCAAGTTCGAGTACGATCCGACCCTGGACGACCTCGGCTTCGCCAAGCGCTGCTATGTCATCGACAGCAAGGCGTTCGACGTGATGCCGATGGAAGGCGAGGACATGAAGGCGCGCGCGCCGGTTCGGCCGCACGATCAGTATGTCTACTTCCGCGCCGTCACCTGGACGGGCGGCCTCGTCTGCAAGCGGCGCAACTCCAGCGCCGTGTACTCGATCGCATAGCGACCGGCTCCCGGGAAGGAACAACCCATGGCTTTCGACGTCATCGAATACACCCTGTCGGCAGCGGTCGCGACCAGCGGCACCTTCGCCGTCGCCTACCCTGCCGGCCGCAGCGCCGGTAACTACAGCGGTGGCCACAAGCACAAGCTGATGGCCATGAACGCGCAGTTCAGCGCGCCCAACGACTTCACCCTGACCTTCGGCGCGACGACCGTCACGGTCACCTACCTGCGGACGACCACGATCCCGGCGGGCTCGCGGGTGGTGCTGCAGCTCGATCGGTTCGGCACGGACAGCAAGATCCCCAACAGCGTCGTGCTGCCCGACAACATCATCAAGGCCTCGACGTTCCTGATCGACCTCGGCAGCCCGGACACCGCGGACCCGGACGGCATCTGCGCCTCGCAGGACTTGGACGAAGGTGATGAGGCGCTCATCAATGGCGCCTACGCCGAGGACGGCGTGGCCTACCTGGACGTGCCGCGCAACGTCGTGGCTGATTGGACCACGACTGCGATCCTCACCATCACGGGCACCGACCAGTTCGGAGCGCCCATGGTCGAGGTTTCGGCCAGTGGCGGCGACCATACCGGCAAGAAGGCCTTCAAGACCATCACCTCGATCACGTCCAGCGAGGACATCACCAGCTGCACGGTCGGCACCGGCGACGTGCTGGGCCTGCCCACCTTCATTCCGAATGCCAGCTGGATCATGGCCGAGCTCGAGGACGGCGCGGTCCTGCCGCGGCGCCCGGGCGTCGTCTACATCACGAGCCACGCACTCGAGGCGGCGGCCGACGCCGGCACCTCCCTGTGGGTCACCTCTCCGGTCGCCGGCAACATCCGCAAGCTGACGGTGACCAACCGAGCCGTCGTGACGACCGGCGGCGCGATCACCGTGGAGGTGAACACCACGGCGGTGGACGGCCTCAGCGTCACCCTGGTTGGCGCTGCGGCCGGCGACACCGTGAGCGATATGGCGACCGCCGGGCATGCGAGCACGGCGGTAGCGGTCGGCGACGAGATCGCGATCGTCCCAGCCTCGGCGATCGACGGGAGCGCCGATCTGTACTACGTCCTCGAGATCGACACCACCGCCGCCGGCATGCTCGACGGCGCGTTGGTCGCGGCCGTCACCGCCGCCGCCACCGGCACCACCGGCGACGTGCGGGGCACCTACGACCCGACCACCGCCTGCGACGCTGCCACCGCCTTCGCGCTGCTCGCGGTCCTCCCTGACCCGGGCAACCGCGGCGTGGCGCAGTACGCCGGCTAGCAGTTCCCGCTCCAGGGAAGGCCCCGGGGAGGGTTCTTCGCCGTCCCCTCCCCGGGGTAGCTGCTTCACCAGGGAATCCGTAGTTGCCCTACCACGATATCATCGACCACACCCTATCGGCCGATGTGTCTCGTGGCGAGCACTTCACGGTCCCGTTCCCGACCGGGCGCGTGCCCGAGTCGTACATCTACTACAGCCACAAGCTGTCCCTTCGCGACAGCGGCGCGGTCCTGCCCTACACGCTAGACCCCTACGAGACCGCCGCCGACAACACTTTCTTCGTCAATCAGCATGTCGTCGCCAACAGCATCCAGGTCACCTACTACGGCGTGACCAAGTTGCGAGCTGGCGCGCGCGTGAGGCTAGAGCTGGCCCTAGCCGAGAACATCGTGCAGTGGGGGCCGCTGCCGGCCCCCGTCGCCGGCGTGGCCACGCTGGACCTGGAAGCCGCCTTCCCGCACGTGACCGAGTTCTACTGCCAGGCATCGAACGCCAGCACGACCTCAATCAAGGTGGTCAACACCAACCGGCTCAAGAAGCGGATCATGCGCTTCTACAACGTGACCGGCAACTCGGTCACCCTGACGGATGGCAACATTGACGCGACGATCCGGGCAGGCATTCCCAACCGCCACGAGGCGGTGATTGTCTGGAACAACGTCGACTGGACCTTCCATCGCGAGAGCATGACCCGGCAGGCTCCGGGCTCGCAGCGCATGTTCGGCGTGCCCGCCAGCGCTACCGACCTCACCGGCATCACGATGGTGAACGGTTACTGGAACTCCACCAACTTCCATTGCGGCGGGCTGGCGACCACTGGCGCCGCCGTCGGCGGGACGCTGACGCTCAACCTGACGACGGCCAACGTCTGGCGTTACACGCTGGCCTCGGCCATTACAGTCGCGATCAGCAACCCGCAGAGCGCAACCGGCTTCAACGAGTGCTGGCTGCGCACCGTCCAGGACAGCACGCCGCGCGCCATCGTCTGGCCGGCGGAAGTCGATTGGGGTTTCCGCGGCCCGCCCGTGCTCAGCCAGGGCGCCGCAGAGCACGACGTGTTCTACCTCTGGACCGAGAACGGCGGCGCGAAGTGGTACGGCGTGGTCCTGTTCCAGGACAGCTGGGCGACCGCAAGCGCCAGCTCGACTTCGATCGGCTCGCCCGTCACCTCCATCAACACGGTCGGCAAGTATCGCGGCAAGTTGGTGTGGGACACCGATAACAGCAAGTTCTTGATCGCGTCTGGGCCGGGCACCACGGACCCGTGGTATCAGCTGGCCGACGCCACCGGCGCGGTCACTCCCGCTTAACAACCAACAGGTGAATGCAATGCGTGTCTACGACGTGAAGGTCCGGCTCGCCTCGCAGGGCAACGGCAACATCATCCTGACCGAGGTTGCCCGCAAGGACGTCTCGGCCCCCGAGGTGCTGATCCTGCGGCGCAAGCACGGCGACGACAAGGTGCTGGTGCGGCGCGAGGGCAAGATGGACAAGCGCCCCCACGCCGCCGAGCGCGACCGCCTGACCGAGAAGTACGGCAAGGCCATGGTCGAAGCCATGTTTGGCCCGTCGCACAACAAGCTGCCGGTCGAGCTCGAGCTGCTGCCGGCCTCGGACGACCCGACCGACGAGGACGACGGCGCGCCGATCATGCCCGCCCACAGCGCGCGCGTCGCGATCGACGACGTGGGCCTGACGGCATGATGCAGATTCATGACATCGCTCGAGTGACCCACGAGGCCAATCGGGCATGGTGCGTCGCGCTCGGCGACCTGTCGCAAGTCCCCTGGGATGAGGCGCCGGACTGGCAGCGGCAGAGCGCGCTAGACGGCGTGCAGTTCCATCTCGCAAATCCTGGCGCTGGGCCGGACAACAGCCACAACTGTTGGCTCGCTGAGAAGGAACGGGACGGGTGGGTCTATGGCGAGGTGAAGGACCCAACCGCCAAGACGCATCCCTGCATCGTGCCGTTCGAGCAGCTGCCGCCTGAGCAGCAGGCCAAGGACCGGCTGTTCTCAGCGATTGTCCGCGCCTTGGCTCCAACGCCGCCGGCGGACGACTTCGAGGACACCGCCCCTCAGCCGCGCGGGCAAGTCTATGCGCGGACGTCGACCGGCGCCGCCATGCCCGCGCAACCCATTTCGACCACGGAGAAATGAGCGATGCGAGCAATCATTCTGGGCGTCAAGATCGAGCTGGCCACGTTCGCCCTCGTCGTCATCGTGCTGGCCGGGCTCGGCCTGGCCGGCTGCGCCAGCCCCAGCGACCCGAGCGCGCAAGCCGACGTCCGCCAGGAGCACTTGCAGGCCTGCAACGCCTACACCAGCGCGCTCGAGCGGGTCGTGGTCTGGAAGGATCTCGGCAAGTTCAACGACAAGCAGCTGGCCGCCCTGCGCACGGCCGAGGCCGCCACGACCCCGCTGTGTATGACCGCCGAGCCCAGCGCCAGCGGCACAGCCCTGGTACATGCCGCCACGGACAGCCTCGAGGCCCTGCTGCTGCAATTCGTGATCGAGGAGAACAGCTGATGGCTACCGCAGAGATCCTTCTGGCCCTGGTGCAGCTCGGTCGCCTGGGCATGGACGTCTACGAGGACTACCAGAGCGGCGCCCTCACGGATGACGACTTGATGGCCGCGTGGAAGGCCATGCAGACCCGCCTCGGCGCCGTCTCTCAGCGCATCCAGGACTGACGGCGATGGACAATCAGCATCGCAAGATCGCCGGCTACCGCGAACTCGACGAGGGCGAGGTCGCCAGCATGAACCTCCTGAAGGATCTCGAGGAGCGGGTCAAGGAGGCGTTGGCGGAAGTCAACGTCTCGGATGCCTCATCGGCGCGCTGGGCAGCCATCGCACGCACCCACCTCGAGACGGGCTTCATGTTCGCGCTCAAGGCGGTGGCGCGCCCCACCAATGGGCTCGGGCGGGTCTGATGGGCAGCCTGAGCGAGTTCAACACCAGCGAGGGGCGCGCCATGCTGGGCGCGGTCCTCGCCTTCCTCTCCGAGGGGCATGTCCTGCCGGAGCTTTCCATCAACCAGACGGTCGTGATTTGCGTTGCGGTCGGCGCCTACATCATTAGCCGGGGCATCGCCAAGTCGGGCTGGGTCACGCAGCAGCCGAGCGAGCCGAAGGCGTGAACGTCGCCCGGCTCATCGACGACTTGCTGTTCCGCGAGGGCGGCTACGTCAATCACCCGAACGACAAGGGGGGGCCGACCAATTACGGCATCACCCAGGCGACGCTGGAGCGCCACCGCGGCCACATGGTGACCGTCGCCGCTGTCCAGGATTTGTCCGAGGCCGAGGCGCGCGAGATCTACCTTGCGCGCTACTACGAGCGGCCCCGCATCAATCAGCTGCCAGAGCTGTGGCAGGCGGTCGTCTTTGATTGGGGCGTGAACAGCGGCCCGGCTACTGCCGTGCGGCACCTCCAGCAGCTCCTGGCGGAGATGGGGCTGGAGCCCGGCCCCATCGACGGCATCATTGGCCCGCGCACCATCCGGGCCGCCCAGGAGACGATCATCGGGCCGATGCGAGAGTACCTGCAGCGCCGGCGGGAGTTCGTTGAGACGCTTGTCTGGCGCGAGCCACCGCAAGCGGTGTTCCTGGACGGCTGGCGGGCCAGGATCGACGGCCTCGAGGCCGATTTGAGGGTGTAGGCCATGACTCGCGGCGCGACGCTACTCACCCTGATGCAGCAGCTGCGGGCCGAGGTTCGGTTCGCGGCCGACGCCGCGAGCACGGTCTCCGAGGACCACATCCTGAAACAGCTCCTGCAGCGCACGCAGGAGACGCTGTATGACGGCTACGACTGGCCGCACCTACGCATCAAGCCAGAAATCTCCACCTTGGTTGGGGCGGCCAACCGTCTGTATTCCGTGCCGGCCGCCATTAATTTCGAGCGCGTCGAGAGCGTCGTCGCGTGGTGGAATGGCAATCCTTACCCCATGGAGCGCGGCATCGGGTGGGAGCACTACAGCGCCTATGACAGCGAGCAGGCCGATGAGCGCCTTGACCCGCCACGGCGCTGGGACGTTCGCTGGGATGAGTCGGCCACGGTCGAGAAGATCGAGCTCTGGCCGGCATCGATCACGGCCGCCATCGTGGTGCAGTTCAGCGCCATCCGCAAGCTGCGCTCGCTGACGGCGGACACGCACGTCGCCGACCTGGACGACCACCTGATCGTGCTGCACGCCGCGGCCGACATCCTGGGCGGCGAGGACACGTCGGCCGGCAAGAAGAAGCTCCGGGCCGCCGTTGCGCGCGAGTCGATCCTCAAGGGGCGGACCAAGGGCGGCTCGGAGCCCTTCATCCTGGGAGGCGGCCCAGAGCGTGCGCGCGACGACCGCTTCTTCGTGACGCGCACGAGCTGACATGGCCTACCTGACCGTCTCGGACTTCAAGGCTGGGCTCGACGCGCGCCGCCCGGACTATGCCACCGACGAGGGCAGCCTGGTCGAGCTCGAGAACGCGCACGTCACCGCTGGCGGCGACATCGAGGGCCGCAAGGAGTTCGTGCTGCGCTTCCCGGCCGTCACCGGCATGGTTGGGCTGCACGCCAAGGGCGACTCGATCCAGACCTTCGGCACCACCGCGATCGCCTCCGGCAGCGTCCCCGCCGGCCAGTATTACGCTCAGCTCACGCACCCGGACGCCGCTGCGATGAGCCGCGTTCTGGACACTGAGAACTTCGGCAAGAACGTCTATGTCATTGCTGAGTTCGATGATGGGTCGCTCTGGCACTACTATGCCGGGGCGCTCACAGACCACGACTTGGCCGTGCGAGAGAGCGCGGACAATACCACCGTAGCGGAGTGGCTGTCACGGAAGATTAACACCAACCCCCATCTTAAGTCATACTCGCGCGCCGGATCGCGCTTCTATATCCAAGGCACGCCTGGGCTTAACTTCACCGCCACGCCGTCTGTCGTGACCTACGCCGGCGGAACCAGCAACCCCACGCTGACCGCTACAGTCTTGCGGAGCGCGGTCGCTGCTGGCGCCGGCGCTGTGGCGAAGTGCAGCTTTCGCGTCACCGCCGGCTCTGAGGGGCACGCCCATCTAATCACGGGCGTCACTCTCAATGGCGTCGACATCCTTGGGGCTCATGTTCCGTATCAAGTGGATGATGAAACCACGGCACAGGCTGTTGCGGATCAGATCACTCGCTTTACTTCGTCCTCCGAGTACGGAGCCGGCGCTATTCTCGACACCGTGATTATCACTTCTCCGGTTAATAGCACCGTATATAATGGGCATGCTCTCGTCGTCACGACTTCAGGCAGTGTTGCTGTCTCATATCTTATTAATCCAATGGCAGACGGCGCCAATCCAACACCGGCCGTGTCCAAGATTTACGCAATTGACGTTGGGGTGCGGTCAATTGGCGGGGCTAATACGTGGGACATCATCGGCCACGATCAGTTTATCGTGGCCATTACTGGCACGTCCGATAACGATACATACCGCTCAACGATGCAGGCTTCGGTCACTGGTCGATTTGTTCGCGCTCACCTTGGCAAGATGTACACGATCAATGGTCGTGAGCTGTGGTTCTCTGAAACGGACGACGTGACCGACTGGACTACCGGGACATCTTCTGGTTTCATTGCGGCTTCTAACCAGACCTCGGCTGTGGAGGAGTTGACCGGGCTGGGCATCTATCAGAACAGCTTGGTAATCTTCGGTTCGCAGAACATTCAGATATGGCGAGTGGACCCCGACCCTGCCGAGTACGCTTTGCTGCACATCCTGCCCAATACAGGCACCCTTGCTCGTAGGGCTGTGGTCGCTTACGGCAACAACGACGTTCTGTATCTTGCGCCCAGCGGCATCAGGTCGATCCGGTCAAGGGAGGTGTCCGGAACTCCATACGCCAACGACATTGGCAATCCCATCGACTCGCTGATCCGGGGCAAGCTGGATGAGGCCGGCGGGCGCGAATACTACAACGCCTTCTCCGTCGTGAACCCGCTGGACGGGCGTTTCTGGTGCGCCGTCTATGACACCATTTACGTTCTGAGCCACTACCCGGATAAGCGCATCGTGGCTTGGTCGGTCTATCCGATGTCGGCAAAGATCCTGGGCATGGTGGCCACCAGCGAAAGCGTCTTCGTCCAGCTGGCCGGCGGCGACATCTACCAGTACGGCGGGGAGTGGGGAGACACCTACCCGGCGGCGGGCGCTGCCGACGTGACGGTGCGGCTGCCGTTCTTGACGGCCGGCAAGCCGGCTCACGAGAAGGCCCTGAATGGCCTGGATATTATGGCCGAGGGCGTCTGGAGCGCCGAGGTCCGCCTCAACCCGGAGGACGACAGCGTTGTGACCGGGCCGCTGCGCACGCAGCGCCTGTTCACCGGCTTGACGCGCATCCCCCTGGCCGGGCGCACGACGCACTTCGCGCCGGTCCTGACAGCCTCCCGTGGCGGCCAGGTCACGCTCTCGAGCCTGACGATCCACTATACGATGGGCGAAGCCGAGTGATCATCAAGCCGTACAGCTTGAACGATGCGGTCTATGTCGCTGAATGCATGCGGGAATGGAACCGGCAGGAATGGTTGGCGCTGTCCTGGTCCGGCAACCCGTTCGACATGGCCCGGCTGGTTGCCGGCCCGATGGCGCGCGTGGTCCTGGACGGAGCGTTGCCCGTCGCGGTGTTCGGCGCCAGCGCCGTCCATCCAGGCGTGTGGCAGGCATGGGCCTTCTCGACCGACGAGTTCCCGCGCGTCGTGCGGTCTCTGACAAAGGCCTTCCGGCGTGATATGCTGCCGGCCCTGAAGCACATTGGCGCGCACCGGATCGAGGTCCGGTCGCTGGCCGGCTCTGATGTTGTCGACCGATGGCTGCGCTGGCTCGGTGCCGAGCGCGAATGCACGTTGCGCCGATACGGGCGGAACGGCGAGGACTTCCACCTCTACGCTTGGACCTGATGGATGGGCACGCCCAGCTTTGAGGCGAAAAAGGCTCGCGAGAACGAGGCAGAGCGCCAGCAACGCATCCGCGACAGCCGGACGGCGGTCGATGAGGCGTTGTCGCAATTCGCTCCCGGGTCCGGCTTTTTCAACGACGTCCGTCAGGACTACCTGCAGTATTACCGCCCCCAGGTCAAGCAGCAGTTCGGGCGTGCCACCGACCAGCAGCAATTCGCGCTCCAGCGTCGCGGACTCGGCAACTCGTCGACCGGCGTCGAACAGTACGGTCGTCTGCTGGAGGACTACAACAAGCGCTTGGTCGACATCTCCAATGCCGCCAAGGACTTCGCCGGCAACAAGCGGCAGGAAGTCGAAGGCACGCGCCAGGATCTCTACAATCTGGCGCAAGGCGCGGCCGACCCCTCTGCTGCCGCGGCGTCCGCCGCGACCCGCGCCGCCGCCCTGACGGCGCCGCCGGCTTACAACCAGCTGGGCGACTTGTTCGCGCGCTTCGTCAACACCGGCGCCGCCGGCGTCCAGGGGTATGGACAGGCCGGCGGCTTCTACCCGCAGCAGCCGAATTATGCGCAATACGCTCGACCCCAGAGCAATAGCGTAAGGTACAGCAACTGATGGGCGCGATGGCTCTTGCGGGGATTGGTGCGGCGGCTTCGATCGGGAGCGTGCTCGCGAAGCAGAAGCAGCAGTCCGAGATCAAACAGGCTCAGGGCCAGGCTTTGGGCTCCGAGCGCCGCCGTCAGGGCGAATATGAGGAGGAGGCGGGCGCCGAGTTCGCGAAGGCGCTCGCCGGCTTCCAAGGCACGCGGCAGGCTGACTTGCAGACTGGCGCCGTCCAGCAACGATCGAACCAGCTGCAGGGCGCGCTCACCACGCCGACCGCAGCGCCTTCGCCCAACGCGCCGCGAGTCGTGCAGACCGCGCTCGCCCGGCGCATCCAGGAAGCTATCGGCGAGGGCCGCGACCACGCCAAGCGCACCGCCCGCCTGGGCGCCTACGGCGATCGGTCGCTCGAGAACTCGATCAACCTTGCGCGCTCCGGCTCGATCCTGGGCATGCTCGGCAATTTCTCGGCCGGCAGTTCCGGCGTCCTGCCGTGGGAGCTCCAGGCGGCCCTCGGCGAGGGGCAGCAGTGGGGCACCTTCGGGGACATCCTGGGGGCGATCGCGCCAGTGGCTGGCGCCGCTGGCGGCGCTGCTGCGGCCGGGAGTGGCGGCGCTGCCGCGGGCGGAACCCCGGCCACGATCCGCGGGCCGGGCGGCGTGGCCCGACCGTACTGAGGAGCGACAGCCATGCCCATGGCGAACCCCTACGGCGCTTCGACGCCGATCGGCCAGTCCATCTACAACCTGGGCATGGCGTTCCTGAACAATCGGCCCAGCCCGATGCAGATTCGGGAGAAGCAAGCCGATGCGGCCTATCGGGAGGCCATGACGCAGAAGGCGCTGGCGGACACGCGGGCCACGCAGCAGGAAGCCGCCGGCCCCGGGGCCTTGGCCGAGGTAGTGCGGCGCGCGATGGCGCCGCGGGAGCTGCCGCGCCCGGACCCCGGCTTCGCCGGCCCCATGCCAATGGGTAACGTCCCGATCGAGCAAGGCTTAACCGCCGAGGCGCCCGCGCTGCTCGAGGCGCTGTCGTCCATGGGCGACACGGGCCAGCTGGGCGACGTGATGCTGGCGCTGATCGCCAACTCTGGCGGGGGCGACGAGGCCAAGGCCAATGCGCTGCTCGGGTCCGGTAAGGCGCTTGGCGTGAACCAGTCGGTCGGCATCGGGGACCGCGAGGCAGTGCGCGGCGCCAACGCGGAGAACTCGCTGGCCAAGGCCATGGGCGTCGTTGGCGCCCAGCAGGCCGGCGCGCTCGACCGGACCAACGCCCAGCAGGCTGGCACCATGGACCGGCTGATCTACACCACCGAGCGCAAGCCGGTCTCGGTCAGTGCGGGCGCGACCGCGTTCCTGCCGCCGGCACACCCGCTGGCCGGCGAAGGCCCGCTGCGCGGCGCGCCCACGAAGGCGACGGTGCAGGGCGGCCTGCTGGGCGAGCACTTCGGGGACTTGATGGGTCTCGAGCCCGAGCAACAGAAGGCCTTGGGGGCGTACATCGATCCATCGTCCGCGGGCACGCCGCGCAATTACCTCACGGCCGAGGGGCAGCAGGGCATCACCCTGGACGGCATGAGCGACGCGGCGACGGGCGAGCCGATCCCCCAGGGCAGCACGGTGTTCACCGGCCAGGTGCAGCCGGATGACGTCAGCGGGCTCACCACCGCGACGAAGACCGGCGTCCAGCAGCAGGGCATCGCGCTCAACGAGTTCAGCGACATGCTGGGCGAACTGCGCGAGGTGGCGGGTAGCGATCCCACGTTGTTCGGCGTGGCGGGCAACGTGCGCCGCGGCGCCCAAGCGCTCGGCCAGCAAGCCCAGAACCTCGGCCTGTTGCTCGGCCGCGACTTCGACCAGGAGCTGGGGGAGGCGGCGGCGGCGTTCGGCGGCACGGTCGATCCGAACGCTTTCGACCCGAACCTGACGGACATCCAGAAGCTCGCCACGCTTACGGCGTACCGCGCCGCCGCCGCGCTCGCGGCGCAGTCGGGCCGTGGTCTGTCTGACAAGGACTTCCAGAACTTCCGCCAGGTGATCGGTGATCCGACGTCCTGGACGGCCTCGCAGCCGGCCTTCATGGCGGGGCTCAACCGGGTTGAGCGCATGGTCGCCCAGAGCTTGACGCGCAACCAGGCGCTCCAGTCTGGCCAGCCCGCGCCGACTCCGGCTGCCGCAGAGACGCCCGCCCAGGCGCCGCCAGCGGCAGCCCCGCCGCCACCGCCCGGCGACGTCGAAGAGATCCTGAAGCGATACGGCCTGTGACCGAGATCGAACGTCTGTCCGAAGGCATCCGCCGGGCCGACGCGGCCGGCGACGCCGACGCTGTGCGCGCGCTCGGGACGCGGCTGCGGGCACTGCAGGCAGAGCCGGCTGCCCCGCCGCCCGCCGACTCCGGCACGATCCGGCCCGACGCTCCCGCCCAGCCTGCCCAGCCCTCTTTGCTCGCCCAGGCCGGTCGCAAGCTGATGCTAGGCACGCAGTCGGTCGGGCGCGGCCTCGCCGGCTTGGTGGGCATGCCTGTCGATCTGGCGTCCATCCCGGTCAACGCTGCCCTGTCGGCCTTCGGCCGCGAGCCGGTGCAGCCCGTGGGCGGCAAGGAATCGATCGCCCGCATGTTTGAGTACGGCGCGGAGCAAGGCATCGGTGCCGGCCAGCTCCCCGAGCCAGAGACCGCTGGCGAGCGCATTACCGGGCTGATGGGTGAGCTGGGCACCGAGGCCCTGGGCGGCGGCGGACTGTTGGCGCGGCTGGCGCAGACAGGTCGGATCAACGACGCCACGCGCGTGGTTGGCCCGATTGCTGAGGCTTACAAGACCGAGCCCGGCATGGCTCTGACGCGCGATCTGGCGGCGGGTGTCGGCGCCGGCGGCGCTATGGGCGCCGAGCGAGAGGTTGTTCCGCAAGATCAGTGGTACAGCCCGATTGCCGACATGCTCGCCGGCCTGTTCGGCGGCGTGGCTGGGACGGCGACCGCTGCCGGTCCACGCGCCACGGCGGACGCCGGCAAGCGAGCCTTCGATCGCTTCGCGCACGACCCCAATATCTCGCCGGACCCGGAGACGCATCTGCGCCCGCACCGTGCAGCGTCGCGATCGGCCGCCGAAGTCTCCCAGAACCGAGCAGTCGACCCCGAAGCGGCGGCCCAGCGTATCGATGAAGCGGCGGACTTCTCGCGGGCCGAAGGCCTGCCCATGCCCACGTCCGGCCTGGTGTCGGACGATGAGGGGCTGATCGCGCTTGAGCGCCGCCAGCGCCTGAGCGACCCCGTGCCGTTCCACCGGCGCGATCGCGAGGTGAGGACGGCCGCCGGCGAGCAGCTACGCTCTGTGCGCCCGGAAGGCCCGGTCGATCCAGGGCTGCCCGGACAAGAGGCGCGGCGCCAGGTCGATGTGAAGCGCGGCGCTGCCGAGCAGCAAGTGGCCGGGGCCAAGACCGCTGTGGCTGGGGCGGAGCGTGCCGAGCAAGACATCGGCATCGCAGCCCGGTCCAGGGGCGAGCTCGCCGACGACGCCAGCAAGCGGCTTGACGAAGCCGTGGTCGAGAAGACCATGCGGCCGACGCAGTCCGAACAGCGCCGGCTCTACGAGGAGATCCCGGACGACCTGGAGCTAGACGCCACGCCTCTGGTCGACGCGGCCCGCAAGGTGCGCGAAGGCGCCCCCCAGGGGCTCAAGGGGCCATCGCTCGATCCGTTCGACGAGGGCGCCTTCGTGCGGACGGCCGAGGACGGCACGGAGCAGATCGGCTCCATCTCGTCGAAGTCCCTCAAGGCTTACCGCTACACCTTGCAGGACGCGATCGACTCGGCGCACGCCAAGGGCGACATCGACCGCGAGCGCGCCCTGAAGGAGATCAAGCGCGTCGCGACCGGCATGCTGGATGATCTGCCGGAGTCGCAGACGGCGGTCCAGTTCACCCGCGAGCAGATCGGGCCGAAGTTCGGCCAGGGCGAGGGCGGCCGCCTGCGCGACGAGATCAACCGGGACGACCTGGCGCGCAGCAAGACGCCGCCCACCAAGACCGCTGGGCGCTTCCTGAAGCCGGGAGCCGGCGGCGAAGAAGTGGCGACCGATCTGCGGCGCATCCTGGGCGGGTCCGAGGCCGAGGGTGGCGGCAAGGCGGCGGCACGCGACTATGTGCTGTCGGATCTGGCCAAGGTGGTCGGCCGTGATGGCGTGGTGGACCCGCGCGCGCTGCGGACATGGGCCGCCAACCGACAGGGGATGTTCAAGGCATTCCCAGAGATCAAGGCTGAGGTCGACGTGATGCTGCGCGATGTCGTGGCGAAGCGCGCGACCAAGGAGCGCCTGCAGCAGGAGCTCGAGGCTCGGGTTGGCGACATGCATCGCACCGAGCGCGAGATCCGCGACTCGGCCCTGAGTCTAATTCTGGACAAAGACCCTGGCAAGGCTGTGGGCTCCGTGTTCGCCTCGGGCAATCCCGACAAGGCCATGGCTGAGATCGCGGCCAAGCTGGGCGGCAACAAGCAGGCGGCCAAGGGGTGGAAGGCGGCGGTCGCCGACTACCTGGAGCACAAGGTCACCAACACCACGACCGGCCAGACCCTGGACGCCTCCGATCCGGTGTCCTGGGCCAAGGCGCATCGGTTCTTCAAGGACCATCAGAAGACGCTGGCGCGCGTCTTCGACCCCGAGGAGATGCAGGCCTTGATGCGGGTCAACCGCCTGCTGGAGCCCTACACGCGCGCCGGCATCCAGGCAACGCCGGGCTCCCCCACCGCCGAGAACCTTAACGCGTTGCTGAAGCCGATCGAGGTGGTGGCGCGCTGGAGCGTGGGCCATCTGCGCGCCGGCGGCATCATGCGGTCGGTGCGCCTGACCCTGGCGTCCATCCCGGGCCTGAGCGAGCGCGCCGGCGCCGAGCGCCTGCTGCACCGCATGCAGCTCGAGCCGGACTTGGCCGCTCACCTCTTGCGCGCGCCGACCAACCTCAAGGGGCGGCCTGCCTGGAATGCCAAGCTACGCCGGTATCTGGTCGCATCCGAAGCCGCCCAGGTCAAGGGCGAGGAAGACGCCGAGAACGAATAGCTTGCAATCCGCCTGTGGATAATGTAGGTTTCGCCAGCGTTCGACACTCTCGACAACCGCGAGGAGAGCAAGATGCGTCACATGACAATCGCAGTCCTGGCCCTCCTCGCGGTGTTGATGGTCACCTGTTCGCCGGCATATGCCCAGGACGCTCCGCCCGACCCACCCAAGACGCCCTGCATGGTGGGCGTGGCGCCGGACTCGATCGAAGCGCGCTTTCCGCCCAACACGCCGCGGCACAGTTTCGACCTGGACGAGCTGGCACCGTTGTCCGCCCTGTGGGCCAGTCGGAACCGTCCGACCCTGCCTTTCTCACTCGACGCCGTGACGGTGTACGAGGTGCCGGGTCGGCCCTACATCCTCGGCTACCAGCACGCCGGCTGCATCGTCGCCCTTCTCGCCATGGACCGCGAGAACTTCTTCCAGCTGTTGCGGCCTGTCATCGGTTGGCAGGCGTGAACGGCGGCCACTTCCACTTGCGATCGTGCGCTGGGGCGATCTGATGGCGCCCGGCTACGTCGCGAGCGACGACTACCAGGGGCCGGATCGGCGCGCGCGCGAGCGCGGCGTCGCCGCAGCTGTGCGCTCAGCATACGACGTCGGCTCCATCTTCCGCGGCGCCGTCCAGATCATCGTCGTGCTGGCGGCCGGGCTGTGGGCCTGGAACTCGCTCGAGAACACCGTGGCAAACAGCCGTGATCGCATCGTGGCGCTCGAGGCTGTCAGCAGGGAACGCACCACGCTGCTCGTGCAGTTGCCGCTGCTCTCGCAGACCGTGGAGAGCCTGAAGAAATCGACTGAGGAACTCGGCTCCAAGTTGGCGGTGACTGACGATCTGAGCAAGGCGCTCGCGACGCTCACCGAGCGGATCGAATGGCTCCGCGCCACGGTCGCTCGGCTCGACCAGAGCCTGAGCCGGCAGGAACGCCAGGAACCAGGTGGGCAGTGATGAGCCCGCCCGCAGCGCAGTCCGTCGCGCCCAACCGATAAACCCCGTCAACTGCCACGGAGCCTACATCGTGCCAACGCCCCCGCTTGGCGACGAGGCGATCAACGCTGCCCTACGGGCGCTCAAGGCATGTGGCGGCAACGCGACTGCCGCCGCAGCCCAGCTCGGCATCGCCCGCTCGACCTTCCAGAACCGCATCCGCCGGGCCGCCAACCCGCCAGCAGAGCCCGAGGCGCCAGAGCCCACCCTGGCCGACCGGTACGGCGCCCCTCCCCCGCCAGCCTTCGTGCACGGCCCCTGTCTCGAGTACGTCAGCAGGCCGGACAACACCTTCCTGTTCGGCGCCGTGGGCGACAACCACGCCGGCAGCAAGTACGAGCGCCAGGACGTCATCGAAGACCTCTACACGCGCTTCGAGCGCGCGCGGGTCGATCGGGTGTTCCACACCGGCAACTGGATCGAGGGCGAGAGCCGCTTCAACAAGCACGAGATCACCGTCCGCGGCCTGGACGCCCAGGTGCGCCATCTGGTCGACACCTACCCCCGCCGCGGCGGGATCGTGACCTACGCCGTCCATGGCGACGACCACGAGGGTTGGTATGGCCAGCGCGAAGGCGTCGACATGGGCCGGTACTGCGAGCACCGGATGCGCGATGCCGGCCGGCATGATTGGGTCGACCTGGGATTCATGGAGGCCTTCGTCCGGCTCCGCAACGCCAACACCGGCAAGAGCTCGGTCTTGGCGATCGTCCACCCTGGCGGAGGCAGCGCCTACGCGCTCAGCTACGCAATCCAGAAGATCGTCGAGTCCCTGGACGGTGGCGAGAAGCCAGCGGTGGGGCTCTATGGCCACTATCACAAGCTGTGGGCGGGAAACATCCGCAATGTCTGGTGTGTCCAGACCGGGTGCTCTCAAGATCAGACCACCTTCATGCGTAAGAAGCGACTGGAGGCTCACGTCGGCGGTGTCTTGGTCGGCCTCGAGCAAGACCCGGAGACGGGCGCGATCATCTCCATGACGCCTCAGCTGATCCGCTACTTCAACCGTGGCTACTACAACAACCGATGGTCGATGGCGGGCGACGTGTCCCTGCCTCGCCGGAGCTGAAGGCTTATGAGCTACACCTTGCTACAGCATCACCATGAAGCGCTGGCGGTATCCACCCATCCCTGGGAGCCTCCGCTGGAGTACGCCGCCCTGGCCCTCGCCGGCGAGGCGGGCGAGTTCGCCAACATGGTCAAGAAGAACTGGCGCCATTGGGGAGAGGTGGATCAGGGCGTCACCAATCGAGCGGCCAAGGCCATGGTCGAGGAGCTCGGCGACTGCCTCTGGTACATCGTGCTCGCCGCCGAGCGGTTGGGCGTGACACTCGAGGACGTGGCGCAGCGCAACATCGACAAGCTGGTGGCGCGCAACGAGGCCAACCGGCAGGCTGATGGAATGGCAGAATGACCACCGTCCGCACGGTCTACCTGGCCGGCCCTATCTCCGGCAAGTCCTACGACGGCGCTACCGAATGGCGCCAGGGGTTCGACGTGATGCTGGGCGATCTGGTTGCGTCCATGCCCAGCAACGTCACGGTCGAGTGCCTGTCGCCGATGCGCGGCAAGGCATTCCTGGCGGGCCTGGAGAATCTGGGCCACTCGCCGGAGGAGATGGCTGGCTACCAGAACGCCATGGCCTCCATGGAGGGCATTCTCAGCCGCGACAGCCACGACGTCGAGACGTGCGACGCGATGCTGGTGAACGTCCTGGACGCCGACACCGTGTCTCAAGGCACCGTCTTCGAGCTCGGCATGGCCTACGCCTGGCGGAAGCCTGTGGTCATGGTCGTGCCCCACGGGGAGCACCCTCACCGGCACGGCATGACCATGGCGGCTGTGCTGTCGCGGGGCTACATCGCCCACTCGCTCGATGAAGCGGCGGCGCTGCTGGTTCACCTGTTGGTGCCGGGGGCCTGACGATGGCGACCGAAGTTCCAGACTGCGGCGACTGCGGCCAACGTGCCGCCGCCGGCCATTATTGCGTCCAGCGTCGCCCGCCCCAGAAGTGCGACGTCTTTATCTCCCGGAGCGGGACCGCAGAATGGAAAGAAACCAACCCCAAAGACGCTGAGGCACGCCAGGACAGCCGTGTCAGCCTGTCCCTGTTCCCCGACACTGCGGTTGTCGCCGGCGCGCTGGCCTTCACCGAGGGCGATGCCAAGTACGGCGGTCACAACTACCGCGTAGCCGGGGTGCGCGCGAGCGTCTATTACGACGCCGAAGAGCGCCACATGAAAGCGTGGCGCAACGGCGAGGACATCGACCCGGACAGCGGGCTGCCGCATCTGTGGAAGGCGCTCGCCTGCATCGCGGTACTGATCGACGCGCAGGAGTGCGGGAAGCTCACCGACGATCGTCCGCCCCCGGCGCCGGTCGGCGATATGTTGACACGGCTGAAGATCGACGTGCGGCGCCTTTACGAGACGCACGTCGACCGCAAGACCCGAAGGTATACCGCCAAGACCTGAGAATTCGACGCGCTTCCGGGTGGTGTGGTAGGTTGGGACTGCCTGCCCATCACCCGGAATCACGTCATGACTCTGCGCCTCGCCCGTGACGATCATGGGACGCCGGTCCCGCTCATGGCCTTGAAGCAGGCCGGCGGTCAGAAGATCTCCGTCACCGCTACCTCGGCTCGCTCGACCGCCCTGGGCATCGGCGCCAACGGCGCCGGGTCATTCGTGCGCCTCTACTCCACCGAGGACTGCTACGTCAACCCGGGCGGCAGCGCGGTGGTCGCCCTGACAACGACCAGCCACTTTCTGCCGGCGGCGACCTACCTCGACATCTACGTCAAGGCCTCCCACCGCTACATCTCGGCGATCCGCGCGACCGCGGACGGCACGCTGTACGTCAGCGAGCTCGAAGGCGAGGATTGATGCAGCGCCTCGGCCTGGGCGTGCGGAGCGTCGGGGCTCCGACCAGGCCGCCCTCCCTGAGGATCACCGAGCTGCCTGTCTCCGTCGCGGCCAGCGACGATGATGCGCGCGAGGTGATCAGTTCTACAAACGTCTCCATCACGGTGTCGGCGCCGGTTTTTAACACTACCGATTTACACGGACTACGGTTCCAAAATATTACGATCCCAGCTGGGGCGGTGATTATAGACGCTTTCGTGCAATTCACTGCGGCAGCGACAAACGCCGGGGCTCACACAAACACGATTTCTGGCGAGGCCGCTGACAACGCGGCAGCGTTCGTGGCGTCTAACACCAATGTCAGCGCACGGGCCGATACCACAGCCACAGTCTCGTGGAGCATCCCCGACTGGACATCTGACGATCGAACGGCCGCGCAGAAAAGCCCGGACATCAAGACGATCATAAAGGCGATTGTGGATCGTGCGGGCTGGGTAAGTGGCAACTCCCTGGTGATCTTTATGCAGCGGACTGGCGGCGCGTCCAACCGATCATATGCCGCATGGGATCATGCCACCTTAGAGGAGCCAACACTCACTGTGAGGTATCTTCAATGACAGTCTCTCGGACAGCGCACTCGCTGCGCTCTTTGCCGCGGTCCCGGTTCCACAGGGCCCCGTCAGCATGCTCGCATTATCGACGAGCGATCCAGCAACTCAGCAGGAAATGCAGTCACTTGCCGATAAAATCGACAATCTCATGACCCACATCGATCTATCACATCTGTTGAATGTGGAGTAGGCCAGCATGGCTACTGTGACTGATCCAACGACCGGACTTCCGGCGTCGCCATCGACTGCTTTGGCGAACATCTATGCTCTGATCGTGACGGAAACGCCGGAAACTACAATCAGCGTCTTGTCGTTAACGGTGAGCGATCCGCCGACTCAGGCGGAGTGCCAAGCAATAGCCGACAAGCTCGACGAGCTGATCTTGCTTCTGAAAGAAAGCGGGTTGATCCTATGAAGTGGCCAATCTTCTCGATCGCCTGCGTGTTGGTGGCAAGCCAAGCGCAAGCCCAACAGCTCGCCTTTCCTGGCGCTGAGGGCTTTGGGCGGTTTGCTGCCGGTGGCCGCGGCGGGACCGTCTACCGCGTGACGAATCTAAACGACACCGGGGCCGGCAGCTTGCGAGATTGCATCGAAGCAACGGGCGCTCGGACGTGCGTGTTTGACGTGGGGGGGGATTGGGTCAGCGAAACGGCGCTTACCGTAACGAATTCGAACCTTACGATTGCCGGAGAAACCGCCCCACCGCCCGGCGTCACGTTGAAGCTCATACCGGCGCCCGATACCGATCCTCTGATCATCACTGCCTCTGATGTGATCGTGAGGTTCATCGCTGTTGAGAACGGCCGGCGCAGCCCTGGTTCGTCAGCCACGCGAGACGGGCTTTCAGTCACTAAGGATGCGGCTGATGTAATTCTCGACCACGTAAGCGTCAGATATGGTATTGACGAGACCCTGGAACTTGAAGGCTGCAACGTCACGGTGCAGAACAGCATCGTGGCTTGGGGCTTGGAGGACGCGGGGCACGACGACGGCAACCACTCCAAGGGAGTTCTGGCCCAAGGCGGCGGCACACAAGGGCCTCATCCAGTAGATTGCAGCGTTACGTTGTTCCGGGTTTTGGTGGCTCACGCCAACGACCGGCTTCCAGAGATCTGGGGGAGCTACGATTTTGTGCAGGTATCTAATCTGCTTGCCTATAACCCAGATCAAAGCTTCTTTGAACTGAAGCAATCTGATGACGATGATGATTTCTTTCTCGACATCATCAGTTCGGCCTGCATCGCAGGGCCGGATACGATTGGCACAATCCCGACCTGTCTGGATTTGCGCGGGTCAACCGAAGTCTTGGACCCCTGCCCGCCGATTTCGCTATACTATTCCGATCTGCTCTTATCCTCTGGCGTTTCGGAGTATGACAGTACGGACGGCGCGCCGACCGAAGCAAATCCATGTCGAATAAATGGCGTCGTGCCGTCCGAATGGATACGGGCCACGCCGGACGGTAGCATGCCGACGATCTCTAGCGTTATTCCGGCCGCCGACATGTACACCGAAATGCTTCCGTACATCGGGCGCACCTTGCCTCTGCGGCCAATTGTCGATCAGCTAGTGGTTAATAACGTCTTGGAAGGAACCGGAAGCATCATTAACAGCGCCGCTCCAATTGTGCCGACGGTCCTTTTCAACAATGCACTAAACGCCCTCCTGGCTTCCTGCCCCTGCGACTGGCGCAGCGTTGACACCGATGGTGACGGGATGCCGAATACTTATGAGCGCGCGAACGGCTTCGATCCGTTTGATGATGCAGACGGCGTAGAAGACGAGGACGCCGATGGCTATGACAACTTCGAGGAGTATCTGCACTACCGTGCGTCTCTGGCGCCTTCGGCGAGTTGAGGGGGGAATGGCAATGGTGAAAGCCCTCTTGACCGTGGCCGCTCTGCTGCTAGTCGCTGGCAGCGCTTCCGCTCAGCAGCTGGCGTTCCCTGGTGCTGAGGGATATGGCCGGTTCTCAGTCGGCGGACGGGGTGGCGTCGCATATCTGGTGACGAACACCAACGACAGCGGACCGGGAAGTCTCCGCGCTTGCATCGAGGCCACGGTCCCGCGAACCTGCGTCTTCAGGGTTGGTGGGATCTGGACCAGTGCAACGGCGCTTACCGTGACCAGTCCATTCCTGACTATCGCTGGCGAGACGGCGCCACCGCCTGGGGTCACTCTGCGGATCAACGACGCGGTTGACACCGACCCGCTAATCATCGCTGCGGACGATGTAATTGTGCGGTTCATCGCCGCTGAGAACTCGCCCAGGGTAGGCAGCACCTCCAACACTCGGGACGGCCTCTCGGTCACGACAGCGGCCGACCGCATAATTCTCGACCATGTGAGCGTGCGGTTCGGGATCGACGAGACACTTGACCCAAGCGGATGCGACATGACGGTGCAGAACAGCATCGTGGCTTGGGGGCTCGAGAACGCCGGCCATGCGGAGGGCGTCCACTCCAAGGGACTGTTGGCTCAGAACGCCATCGACGGCTGCGACCTCAGTCTGATCAGGGTGCTGCTTGCCAACAGCAATGACCGGATGCCGGACATCGAGCGCTACGACAACGTGCAGATTGTCAACATGTTGTCCTACAACGCAGATGGCGACTTCGGCGAGTTCCGCACGCCAGACGGCTCTACTATGAACTTGGACGTGATCGGGTCGGAGTGCCGCGCCGGTCCTGCCACCATTGGCACCATTCCGCCGTGCATCAGGATCGCCGAGGCGGGCGGAGCCTCGGAGGTATATGAGGTCTACATCGACGATGTGATCCCCGCGACCGGCTCAGTTGGAGTGCTCGGCACCGGCGACGACGTGTGGCAGGTGCTTGAAGATCATGGCATGCCTACAATCGACACGATCCTGGCCGCGGGAGACCTCAACGACATGCTCCCGCTCATCGGGCGCACCCTTCCTATGCGGGACATCTTCGATTTGACCGTTACGGAAAACGCAATCGAGGCGGGCACAAACGACAGCATCGCGCGTGGCGGCAAAATCATCGACGCTGTGCCTGTGAGCGTTCCCACTGTTGAGGCTGGCCTGGTTATCTCGAGCCTGGCGGCTTCCTGCCCATGCGACTGGAGAGTGGTCGATACGGACGGGGATGGGATGCCGAACTACTACGAAGCGATCAACGGCTTCAACCCCTATTCTGCCACGGACGGCGCCGAAGAGGCCGTCAGCGGGTACACCAACCTAGAGGAATACCTGCACCAGATGGCTGCGCGCACCCCGGGGACGTGGCCCGCCGCTGGGTCGCCGGAGTAACCTAGAATGGCCTTCGACATCATCAACGCGACCCTGCTGAGTAAGCTGGACGACGGCAGCAATGACCAGTTCTCCGTCGCCTATCCGGCCGAGCGGTCTGCCGACAGCTATGCCAGCGTCGGTCACTTCATGGTTGCGCCCTACCTGCAAGCCATCCTGACGGTCGGCGTCGGGTTCCTGGTCTCCTTCGAGGCCAGTACGATCGACATCACCTATCTGAACGATACGCCGATCCCAGGCGGCCAGGTGGTCACGCTGCAGCTCGAGCTTGCCGCCGGGCTGTCCTTGGTTACGGACGGGTCGATCTCAACCTCCAAGCTGGCCGACACCGCCGTCACCGCGGCGAAGATCGGGGCCGGGGCGGTCACCACCGCCAAGATCCTCGACGGCAACGTCACCGACGCTAAGCTCGCCAGCACGTTCCTCAAGCCCGCCCAGATCGCCACAGGCGCCATCACGCCCTACGACGGCGCCCTGGACCTCTCGGGCGGCCTGGGGAGCGGCGGGGCCTGGGGCGGGATCACAGGCACCCTGACCGAACAGAGCGATCTGGTGACCGCTCTGGACGGCAAGGCGGACACGAGCCACAACCAGACGCTGAGCACCATCACGGACGCCGGCTCTCTGGCCGCCAAGAACACGGTGGCCGCCGGCGACATCGACGCTGGAGCCGTGACGGCGACCGAGCTCGAGGACGGGGCGGTCACCGAGGACAAGCTAGACGACGCCGTGGTGAGCGCCGGCAAGCTGGCCTCACTCTCGGTGCTCGAGGAGAAGCTGGCAGACGGCGCTGTCACGGTGAGCAAGCTGGGAGACAGGGCTGTCACCGCAGCGAAGATGTCCGGCACCGCCTACCGCACGCTCTACCTCGACAGCGCTGGCGATGCCCAGGAGCTGGCGCACGGCACCTCGGGCTTGCCGCTGGTCAGCGCAGGAGCCTCGGCCAATCCGGCGTGGGGGCAGATCGCGGCGGCGGGTATCGCGTCGGACGCGGTGACCACCGCGAAGATCCTCGACGGAAATGTCACCACAGACAAAATTCTCGACGACAATATCACCACCGCGAAGATCCTCGACGCGAATGTCACCACGGCGAAGCTAGACGCTGACGCTTTGGCCTTGACCTCCAATCACGCTCCGGGCCTGACCACGCTCGAAGGCTTCACTCTCGTCAACGACTTTACCCCGCCCTACGGAATGACTTCGCAGGTAAGCGGAGAAGATATTACAGCCTTGGTCGGGGGCGGGAGCGGGGCTAATACACTGGCCCCCTCTAGTGCATCCGCCGGCGAAATCACCGCTCACTCCACCGGAGGCATCCGCTTCAACACCAGCTCCTCGAGCGCGCTCCTCACTCTAGGCACTCAATCGATCGCATCTGACTACGTGACAATTGTGGTGGCTTTCTGGCCGATCACTGTTGCGGGCACGTGCCACCTGTTTACGAAGCACGATCACGGCGGCGGATATGGCATAGACGTAACTCTTAGCTCAACGAACATCAGTGTTGCTGTTTATACTGCTGCCTCTACCGTAACCAATGTTTTCTCGACGCCCTGGGAAGCGAACAAGCTAAATGTCTTTGCCGTCACCTATCGTCGAGACACCGGCGCCTTCGCGTGGGCGAAGAACGTTACGACTACGCGTTACGGCTCCGGTACGGACGACATAGGAGCTGACTGGTCGGGTCAGACGTCTCTTGCCATCTTTGTTGGTCAAGGTAGCAGCAGTACCTGTGAGTACGTCTGGTTTGGCGCGCAGGAATACACCAGCAGTGTTGCAGCGTCTCGCGCTCAACTTGAGGCGCTAGTCCGGTTCGGTGCGACGCGTTTCCTGCCGAGCGCCAAGGTCGGCCCCGGCCACCTCGCCCCGGACGCCGCCGCAGGGCTCCGCGCCGCCTCCACCTCCGCCACAGGCGTGCTACGGATCGCCACCCAGACCGAGACAACCGACCTGACCTCGGCCACGCTCGCGGTCTGCCCTTTGTACCTGTCAGACGCGATGGACGCCGCTCTTGGCGCGGCGGTCGTTGGCGCCCTGCCGATCGACGATCGCACCGGCACAGGCAGCGCCATCACGCTCGACAGGACGAAGTCGGGCTATAACCACTTAATCGACGAAAATGCCACCATTGATGAAAATTGGGCCGGCGAGAAAGTCGTACGCATTACGAACGTCGATAGCTCTGATCATACGCTGTCCGCCGGCGGCACCGGCACGATCAACGGGGCGTCCTCAATTACCATCGTTGCCGGCGGGTCGGTCACGGTCGAGGTCCGCAGCAACGCCGCCACCGCGCCGATCTGCTTTGCCGAGGGCGACACCACTGAAGATCATACGGTCTACGGGGCTACAGACTTCAACGATGAAGTTGTCAGTCAAGCCGAGCTGAAGGACTACTCAGAGACCAGCACCACGCCGACCAGTTCATCCGGCACGCTGGCCCTGGATCTCGAGAGCGGCAACGTCTTTGAGGTGGCGTTGAGCGAGAACGTCAGCACTCTCACTTTCGATAACCCGCCAGCCACCGGCAAAGCTGGGTCGTTCTTGCTGATCGTTGTGCAGGATAGCACTGCCCGCACCATAGCCTGGCCGGCGAGCGTCCATTGGGCCGGCGGCACCGCGCCGACCCTAAGCACGGGCAGCGGTGACATCGACATCTTTAGCTTCGTCACCCGCAACGCCGGTACCGCTTGGTACGGCTTCGTTGGCGGACAAGCCTTCGCGGTGCCGGCATGATCGGTGCGGCGCGCGCCTGCGTGATCGCCGAGAAAGGCGCAGCGCCGACTCCCGGCGCGGCCCCGGCCTACTCCTCGAGTGGCACTGGCGCGGCGGTTTCTCTCGGCGCTCTCAGCCCAACCCAGCCGGCGACGATCGCTGCTGGCGATTTGCTGATCATGCACGCGCTCGCCTACAGCGGGGACAACGACACCACCTTTGCGATCGACACGCCGACCGGATGGACCGCGTTCGCCGGCAACCCGTACAACGCCGCGGGCAAGGTTCGCGTGTGGGCGTTCTCGCGGCCGGCGGTCGGCGATGAAGACGGCGCGTCCGTGGCTTGCACAAGCGCCGGGCAAAATGCGCCCACCGGCACCTACGCCCAGATCCACCGCTTTACCGCCGCAGACGGCTTCCACCCGACAACCCCCATCAGAGGCATTGCCTTCGTCGCCGGGTCCGGCACCAGCCTCAGCATGCCAACCGTCACGCCGGACGGTGGGGGGCAACTGGCGGTCGCCCTGGCCGCCCTGTGCGATGGCACCAATGGCGGGGACATTCTCGGAAATTCCACCGGGGAGAGCGGCGGGGACTGGACCCAGGCGGCGGAGTTCAGCTCTGCGGCGGCCAGCGACGGCACCCTCCAGGTCCAGACCAGCGACCAGTCTGGGGGCGGCGCTGTCTCAGGAGGTACCACGACTTCCAGCCTGAGCGAGGCTTGGGGCATTCTCAGCTTCCGCCTCGCGCCCGCCAATGTGTAGGCACTGGCCATGAGCATCCTATTCACCGGCACGCAGGAAGGCAGGCTCGGCGCCTCGCTGCCCGTCCTCCCCGCAGCGACCTATGCGAGCGCGCTGCTCGATCTCAATCCGCTCATCTACTACAAGATGGACGAGACTAGCGGCACGACCCTCGCAGACAGCTCAGGCAACGCCCATGATGCAGACATCAGCGGCACGGTTGGATACAGTTTGGACTCTCTCGTGCGAGGGGAGACGACTGGCACCAGTTTCGACTATGCGGGCGCGGGCTACTCTGAGCTGGCTCACGAGGCAGCCCTGGATCTGAGCGCGCTCACTATTTCACTGTGGTTCCAACTCAACGACTTGCCGGATGTCGAGACAGCCGATCAATACATCTTCCTCAGCAAGGATGCTTCAGGTCTGTCGAACGGCGACTTCGTCGTGGGCTGCGATAACGACGGGATTTTGTACGCCCATTTTCAGGACACTTCGGGCTCCTACCGGGTCGAAAGCCCGTTCGTGCTCGATGGCAGCGCGCAGCACCACGTCGCGGTGACCGCGGACGGATCCGGCTTCGCCCTTTGGCACAACGGCCAGAAGGTCGACACGAGCGCATCGTATCTCGGCGCGTGGTCGGAGAACACTCGAGATCTGCAGATCGGCCACGTCGCCTGGCAGACCGGGGTCTATGCCAACGCCCGCATCGACGAGGTGGCGATTTTCGACAGCGTGCTGAGCGATGCAAATATCCTGGTCCTGGCGCGGCAGTCCGACCCGCCGATCGCCGGCGCGGCATCTGGCTCGGTGCTAGAACAGGAGACGGTCGAGATTGACGTGCTGGCCAAGTGCAAATTCGTCGGTGACCCAGACAATGTGACAATCGCGATTGCCTCGCAGGGGTCGGACGGAACCTATGCGGTGACGGTAGACAACACGGTCGAGTACACGGCAGACGACATCAGCGCCTCCCTGACCGATACGGATGGATCCTACCGGATCACTGACGTCAACGGCACGAGCACGCCGGCCGGGCTATCGGTGGCTGTCACGGCGGCCGGTAGTGGTGGTGGAGGCGATGACGGCTTCGGCGGGACGCTGGTGTTCGACTGGCAGCCGAGCGCGAGCTGGATTGACGGCGTGTCGCTGGCGAACCGGCACTATAACCAGAACCCAGGCGGCGTGGCCGACATCGATCGCTGGACCGGCGGGGCCTCGGTCGGCTCCAGTCTCATCAAGGGCATCACGCCGGATGTGTCGACCGGCAACGGTGACGTGTGCTGGAACCGAGCGCCGACCGGCGATCCCTCCTTAGAGGTGTGGGCCAAGTCGGGGACAGGTGGTGGGTCGAACGTCCTCGGCTTTTACATCCATCTGTTCGACGCCTTTCAAGGAACGCCGAAGCACTGCCGAGTAGTGGTGGAGGTGATGAACTGCCTCAGCAGCAACCCGACGACATATAAGAGCGCTGGGGTGGGCACGACATCTGGCTCGTACCCCGATTTCGAGGACAGCTTCTATCGAGCGCCGCCGGACACGGGGTCGACGTGCAAGTATCCCTGCGGGATGCATTTCGGCAACTACGGCGGAGCACATGGCGGATGCCGGGCCAACTGGTGGCAAGGAGCGCCGTGCAATTCCTCGCCATCGCCGTCATACTGCGGCACCGAGGTCTTCAATTTCAATTCTGATAGAGGATCGGTGCGGATGCAGGCCGGCAGCTCCGGTCGCATGAACAGCTACAACTATCGGTACGACCGGCCGGGCCGCTGTGGACAAGCAGGGGGCGGAGACAACAACTTCAAGCTACTAAGCCCCGGCATCACCGGGGTCTTCCATCGGCTGGAGATTGAGGCACAGCTGACGTCTGAAGCGGCCTGTCCTAGCAATGCTGTCTACAACAACCCTCCGATTTCCCCTAGCCTGGTAGGCGACGGCTTCGCGAGGTACTACATGACGAAGAGTATTGATGCCGGAACGCCTGGAACCCGCACGCTTATTCGCAATGACGCCGGCATCCTATGGTTCTGCAAGCAGGACAATGTGAAGAGCGGGCGGAACGAATTACACAAGGACAGCGCGCCCGGCGCCAACATCAACGGTATCTGGCTCAACTACTACTATGGCGGCAGCCAGGGCTCGCTGGGCGAGGCATGGCTTTGGATCAGGCGGTTGCAGTTCTATGTTTACCCGTGAAGCTCGGCAGCCATCAGGCGGAACATGCGGGCATACTCCGGGCCGGGGCAGTCGTCGGCTTTGGCCCGCAGGTAGGCGGCGATGGCGGCGCGGGTCTGCGGCGTAATCGGCTTCCACGTGCAGTCGATAAAAGCCTGCCGCTCGCTTTTGTCGTGCCACGCTCCCCCGATGTCGTCGAAGATTGCCTCGGCAGCCGCGCGGCACGCAGCCTCGAGCGCGGCCTGCGGCGGTGACTCCGCTATCTTTTGCACGCCAGTTGCACGCCAGTTGCTCATCCGTTCTCACCTCCGACAGACATACGACACCACGAAAAATCGTGGCCGGTAAATAGCTTATTGACCAACGCATGTCAACCTTGCGACTCTACCGCTAGCAAGGTGATCGGGTCTGTCGTATTGGCTGAAACCCTGGATTTTTGCCTGCCCGCCCGCTATGTAGGGCGACAAAATACGACAGACCCCGACATTTTTGCACGCCAATGGCGCGTTTACGCGCCAACGAACGCGCCAACATCCTCGCCGTCTTCTTCCTCGAGTAGCCCATCCGCCGGCTCATAGTCGATCTCGATCACCGTGCCCGCCGTAGACGCCCAGAGCTTAGCCTTGTGGACCCGGGCGACCCGGCTGTCATTGGTCAGCAGGCCGGCCGCCTGGGCGGCGTCCAGGACCATCTTCTCCAGGTTGTCGACGTCGGGCGTGGGCGTGTGCAGCCGGCCCCAGCGCGCGCGGTCCCTGGTCGCAAAGAACCACTCGACCTTGATCCCCACCCCACCAGCCGGCAGGGGCGCCTCAGAGGCCTCCTGGGCGGCCAGGCGCATGGCCGTGACGAGCTGGGCGCGGTAGGCCTTGGCGTGCGGCGACGCCGTGCTGACGGTGAAGCGCGCGCGGCCCTTCTGGACGTGCCGAGCTCGCGGTTGCGGCCGCGGCGTGCCGGCCAGGTAAATGGTGATCATAGCCAGCTCGGCCGCGGGACCACCGGGGCCTCCGGCGCCGTCCAGCAGCGTTCCTTGAAGTCGCAGAACTTACAGCGCCAGTCGGTTCGCTCCTTGGCGATGCGCGGCAGATCCTCGGGGCGCTCGGACTCCAGCACTCGCACGGCGCGGTCGGTGAGCGCCTGTGCGGCTTGGCCGTCGAACTTGACCACCTCCCAATAAGGGATCATGGTATCGAGATTGAGTATGGAAAACAGCGTGTGCTCAATTTCCATATAAGCCATATTGGTTTGCAGCTGCCCATAATAAACCGGGTCTGCGCCAGCCACTCCATTCTTGGAGAATTTGGCCCACTTGTTGGCCGTTGCTTTCTTGCTCTCCCAGATGCACGGGACGGGTAGCCGGTCGCCTATGCCGACAGGCACGGCCACAATCACGCCGTCCACCTGGCCGGCGATGCGTGACTGTCCGGTGGCCGGATCGCGCGCGGACTTGAAGCCGATCTGCTCCGGCTTGCCTTCGGCGTCGAAAATCGGCATGCCTTGAAAGTCGGCGCGGTGCGTCAAGAGCTGGAACCCGGCCAATTTCAGCCAGTGCGCCATGTTGGCCTCGGTCCAGTCGCCCGCTGCCGCGTGGCGCGCGAGCTCGCCAGCAGACACGTATTCCTCGCGGGGCTCCTTCTCGACCTTGTGGTAGCGGTAGGCTAGCTCACGCACACACTCGAGGCCGATGTAGCCAGACCCGATGCGCTTCTTTGCCACGTCGCCCTGGCCGGAGCCGCGCGTGGCGTCGTAAAGGGCGCGCTTGTGCTCGACCAAGGCTTGATCGATGGCGGCCGTCAGAAGGTCCGGCAGATCACCCTTCGGGCGCGGCGCGAAATTCATCTTGCCGTCACCCGTCAGGCAGCCGCGGTGCGCATGGGCTGTCATCATCCTCGTCCTGGTAGCCGCTGGCGTCCTGGAGACGCCGAGCGATCATTGCCTGGCCCTTCGGCGTCAGCGCGTAGCAGGCGCAGCACAGCGCCTCGATCGGCGGAAGGCCTGATCGGATAACCCGCGACCCGGGCCGGCAGGTGATCCAGTTGGCGGCGCGGGAGCATTGTTGGCACCTGTAGGGCGGCTCAGTAACTAAGCGGGCTGTCGGCATCGGACTGCCCCATCTTCATGGCCAGCACGGCGGCGGCCTGGGCGCGAATCATTTCGACGTGACTCGCGCCAGCCATCGACATGGCCACGTCGGAGACCTCGCTGGGGTTGATGAAGCCGGCGTTCTCGCAGACCTCGATAAAGTCGAGCCGATTCAGATGCCGCCCCTGCATTGTCAGCCACCGCCGCGCCTCAGCGCGCAGCCGCGAGCACTCGGCCGAGCGCTTCTGACTGGTGTCGCTATGGCCCAGGCGGCGCGCGTAGTGGCCGTTGGGCGCCCAGCGGGCATCGATGATGGCCTGGGCGAGGACGTGACGCCACAACGCCACCACGGCGACGCTGTCGAGCTGCGCCGGATCCAGCGGCTCCAGGGGGGTGTCCCACAGCTTCATGCCGCCACCGCCGCGCCGACGCTTTCGAGTTTCTTGCGCATGCCATTGGAATTGAACTTCCATGTCAGGAAGCAGGCCGCCTCGTAGCGCGTAAGCGCGACCGATCGCGGGTCCATACCGAGCAGCTGGAGCTGCTTCTCGGTGGCAGGCAGATGCAGCCAGCGCTTGCTCTTGGCCGCCCCTTGCTTGTCGCCGTGCTCGCGCATCCAGTCGTCGCCGGCCGCGAGGCAGAGCATCTTTTCGCCAGCGAGCAGGTAGTGGACGCCGCGCTCGACGTGCCCGCCGAAGACGTGCCACGTACCCTGGTAGAAGACCGCGGCGGCCCAGGCGTCGAACGCCGTGGCGAGGTAGACTGCGCCGTCCCACAGCGTTTCCCATCGGAACGGCGACTGCGCGAAGATGTCGATCTCGGTCAGGATGAACTCGATCGGCTGCCCGTCCTGGCCGACCGCCGATCCGCCGGCGCCGCGGTCGCTCTCCTCGCGCGGCATGACGTGGCCGCAGATGGCGCACTCGCGCGAGCTCGCCGGGATCTCGGCGCCGCACTCCGGGCAGTCGACCATCTTGGGCTCGGCCTTGTAGGGCTCGAGGTCGATGTCCTGCTCGAGGGAGCCGTGCGTGATGACCGACGTCCCGAAGTCCAGGACGATGCAGTCCAACTTGGGCGCGCGGCCAGGGTAGCGCTCGGGATCCAGGCGGCGCAGCCCGCGCCCGATCATCTGGATCATCGTGCTCTGGTAGGAGCTGGGGCGCAGCAGGACGACACAGGAAACCGCCTGGCAGTCCCAGCCCTCGGTCAGCACAGCGACGTTGACGACCACCTGGAACTCGGCGCGGTCGAAGCTGCGGATCAGGGCGCGCCGCTCGCCGTCCGGCATCTCGCCCGTCACCATGCGGGCCGTGATGCCCGCCTCGGCGAACGCCTCGGTGACGTGCGTAGCATGCTCGACCGTCGAGCAGAAAGCGGCCGTCTGGCGATCGCCCGCCACCTCGCGCCACTTCTCGACCACCTGTCGGTTGAGAACCTGATGATCGAGGATTCGGGCCACCGCAGTCATGTCGAAGTCGGCCACGGTGCGGCGCACCTTGGCCAGCTCCTCGTTGACACCCAGGTCGATCACGAACGTCCGCGGGCGCACCAGGTGGCCGGAGCGAATCAGCTCGGCAAGCGTGATCTGGTCGGCCACGTTGTCGTAGATGCCCCGCAGGGCCTTCTTGTCGCCGCGATTGGGGGTCGCCGTGACGCCCAGCTGAGCGACGTCGGGGTTGAGCTCGCGGGCGCGCTCGTAGATCTTGAGGTAGGAGGCGGCGGCGCTGTGGTGGGCCTCGTCGGTCACGATCAGGTCGACCGGCTGCATGGCGCCCAGGTTGCGCGCCAGCGTCGGGACCATCGCGAACTGGACGGGGCGCTGCCAGTCCTTGCGCTCGGCGTTGATCACCCCGCTCGAGACCGACATGCCCGCCAGGGCGTGGAAGGTCCGTCGGTTCTGCTCGACCAGCTCGTCGCGGTGCTGCAGGATCGCCACGCGCTCGGCGCCGCGCTCCATCGCCGCCACCACCACGGCCGAGAGCATGACCGTCTTGCCGGCGCCAGTCGGCGCGACCCCTAACGTGTTGTTATGCTTGCCGAGCGCGTCCATGCATCGCTGGACGAATTGCTCCTGGCGCGGCCTGAGAAGCAGCGGGGATCTCCTGTTTTGGGAAGGGGTGGCGGCGACGCTCGACTGCTCGGGAGACTCGCGAGCGCCGCCACGGCAGAGAAAGGAAAGATCAGCCTGGTGTTAGGACAGTGACCGTGACCAAGCCCTGGCCGTTGGCAATGTGAGGCACTTGAGAGGCGTCAGAAGTAACGTGACTTTTCCCACATCCTGTGTTCTCGACGTGGTAAAGCACGGTGTCGAAGATGGACGTTGCCGGGAGTGAGGCGATCACGCACTTGACCAGATGTTCTCCCATGGCTGTCGCCTTCTCTAGCGATCTGTAATATTTGCCGGATTCCAAACACAGGACCACTGACCCCACGGGCGATTTCCTTTTTTGTTGTCCATTGGAAAGTTTGTGGTTTACACCTCTAGATTGTTACCACGGCTTCGACTTTCGCGCAATTAAAGGCTTTTGCGCTAAATCTATGCCAGCCAGCTGGGCTTACTTGGTGGCGTCTGCTGGGGTGACGCGGTGGCGGGAGCGGCCGGCCGCTGCCACGCCGGAGCGGCGGCCTGCGCCGGGGCTCCGCCCGATGCCACCGGCGCCCGCACGTTCTTGGGCGCCGTGTCGCCCGCCAGCAGGCGCTCGAAGTCCTTGGACGTCGCCGGGTCCACCGGACTCAGCCAGACCGCGATCTCGTTCTTGGCGGGGTAACCGTTCTTCTCGGGGTCCTCCTTGACCTTGATGGCGACCTTGAGGCCGTCAAGCTCGTGGTAGCCCTCGATCGCGTAGGCGCCCATGGCGTTGGGGCCGGCGCCGCGGCCGACCTCGAGGATGGCGCGGATCGCCGAGCGGCCCATGTTGACGTAGGCCTCGGAGCCCTCGACGCCGATCCGGGTGAAGATCTTGCGCCTGTTGAACTCGCCGCCCTCGACCGTCACCTCGCAGTCGAGATATTTGGCGGCGCTCGACTTGCTGGGCGTCTCGACCATGCCACGATCGAGGTTGTAGTAATTGATGGACAGCACGCCGAACGCCAGCATCCCATGGGGGATCAGGACGGTGAAGTCCTTCTGGCTGGGGGCATCCGCGAAGTTCAGCTTTCCGGTCATGTTGGGGGTCCGATCAGAAGGGGATGTCGTCGTGAGTGTCGGAGGCAGGCGCCTTCGGTTCTGGCGATGCCGCCTGAGCGGCCGGCAGGCCATAGACCATCTGGTCGCCGCGCTTGGCGCCCTTGATCTTGGCAATCAGCTTGCCGAGATGGGGCTCCTCGATCACGTCCAAGCGGCCGGAGCGATCCTTGGCCGGGTAGCCCCACGGGTTAATGGTGTGGCAGACGAAGGCACGGTAGGACGTGCCGTCGTCGGTCTTGAGCTCGACCATGCTCACCACCTGGTCGACGATGCCCGGCAGCTCGAGCTGCGTCTTGCCGCCGTCGACCTGGAGCTGCCAGGACGAGCGCCCGAAGTCGTCGGTCTTCTTCTCGAGGATGCCGACGAACACGACGTTCTTGTCCGGGCAGTGCTTGAGCTGGTTCAGCAACCCGCCGCCGCCCACCATCTCCTGGCCGAGCAGCCCGTAGGCGCCGCGGTTGTCCGGCTTGCCCTCCTTGTTGAAGGCCTCCGGTTGCGCCTTGGCCCACGAGAAGGCGAGGCGCGCGGCCTCGGTGATCGAGTCGAAGAACAGGGTGTCGTACTTGCCCAGCACCTCCGAGCGCGCGCCGAGGGTCTTCTGTGCCCAGGCGAAGTGCTCGGCTGAGTAGGGCCGGCTGGCGTCGGCGGCCGGGTTGGGCCCGGACACCAGGGCGCCGAGGGCGCGCAGGAAGTCCCACGGGTGCAGGTTGAGGGCGATGGACGCTGCCCGGACGTCCAGGCTGTCGCCCGGCCAGTCGTCCAGGGCGAGCATCCCCGCCTCCATGTCGACCAGCAGCGTCTTGCCGGGGTCGAGCGTGCGGGCGAGGCTGGTCTTGCCGATCCCGGAGGGACCGGCAATCACCAGGTCGACCGCGCTCTGCTGGGCGAGACGCTGATCCGCCGTGACGATGAGGGCCATCAGGCGTCCTTCTTCTTGCCCTTGGCCTTGGCCGCGGCCTGGTTGCCGTAGCCGCCGGCGAACTCGTCGCTGACTTCGGCGACGGCGGTGGGCGCGTTGAAGTCATGGTCGAAGGCGAGCGAGGTGACCGCCTCGCCCTGGGCATGGTCGGGCTGAGGGTCGGGGCCTCCGGCAATCGGCTCCGCCGCGGCCTCGGCCTTGGGCTTGCGCGGGCGCTTGACCGGCGCGAACACGCGCAGGGCGGCGATGACCTCAAGGGCGTTCTCGATCGCCAGTGTGACCGGGGATCCGAGGTCGCTCGGGTCCGAGGAGCACAGGAGGCCTCGGAGCGACTGTCGCGCCTCGTACTCGGCCACCGCTTGCTTGCTGTTGTGCTCGGAGCCGTCCGCCGCACGCCAGCGCTTGATCAGTTCTGCCGCCATGGATTGCTTGACCTCTGTGGGTTGGGGGAGTCGTTCAGCCCTCGCGGGCGTCCTCGAGATCGATCTGCAGCGCGCCGTACTTTACGGTGCGCGCAGCGTCGATCTTGTCCTTGAGCGGCCCCGGGGGAAGCGCCTTGTAGATGCTCTCGGGGATCGAGAAGTCGATCTTGAACAGATGGTTGATCTCTGCGATGGAGAGGCTGGTGGCGAGCTTGCGCAGCGCCTCGCCATCCCACTTGACCGCCTTGGAACGCGAGCCTTTGAGCTTGGCGATGCCGTCCAGGGGCACGGTCACGTCGCCGCTGGCGCGGTTGCCGTAGGCGTCGACCACGCGATGGGTGTAGCGTGCCTCGACGGCGGCGCGGATGGCGTCAAGCTCAGCATTGAGCGGGGCAACGGCTAGTTCGTGCGCCTCTACCTCGCTCAGCCAGTTGTTGAAAGCGTCGCGCCGGTAGTCGAGCAGATCGGCTAGCGGGCACGTTAGGAAGTCGGGAACGTTGCTCATGCCGCCGGCGCCATCAGACGCAAGCGCTCGATCTCGTAGATGCGGGCGAACTGTTCCGCGGTCACGCCGGCGGCGTCGCCGAGTTTGGCGAGGGTGTCCATCTTGGGCCAACTCTCCCGGTGGGGGCGGGCTCCGCGCCGTGTATGACAAAGAGAAGACGCCTCGAGACCGGCCCGTACACCAAGCCCGGACAACGAGCAGCCCGCCATCTCAGCCATACGTTCGATCGATGCCCACATGGCGCGATGGGAGAGGTCGAGAGCGTGAGCAGTTCTCATCAGCTGCAACCACCTTGTAGAATTTGTCGATTGGCGGGTTATACGACAGCAATCCAGAAAGCACAAGGAATTTTCGAGCCATGCCGTTCAAAAGACGCTTGCAAATTTCTGGCACGCAATATAAGATTGAGGGAATAAAACGACAAAACCGACGAGGAAGGCCGCAGGAATATGGCGAGAACCAGATGGCGGAATGAGCCGCCGAACCCTAGTTTCGACTCGGCTGGAGCGACGGCGGAAGAAATCAGGGCAGAGTTCGCCAGCAGATTACAAGCACGGCTCATAGAGTTGCACTGGTCGCAGTCGGAGCTGGCCCGCAAGGCGAGCGACAGCCGCGACAACATCTCTAACTACGTGCGCCGGCGGGCATTACCCGAACCGCAACGCCTAGCAAAGCTGGCGGCAGTGCTCGGCGTGGAACCGGACTGGCTGATCCCGCCGGGGACGCCAGCAAGCCACCGAGACGTTGAAGCGTTCGACGCCAAGCAGCTATCCAGCAACCGCGTGCGGCTGCGGATCAATCAGGTGGTGTCGTGGGATACCTTCGTGGCGATCGCCGCGGCTCTCAAAGAGGATGAGAACATGGGCAATGCTGACAAAAACTGAGTTCGCCAAGCTCGCCCGGCGCTCGACACGCACCATAGAGCGCTGGACTCAGCGCGGCCTGTTGCGGCCGATCGAGACGCCGGGCGGCCCTCTGTTCACCGAGGAGATGCTGACGTGCCCAAGCCCAAGCGACAAGTGCCCTGGCTCGAGCAACGGGCAACGGGCGGCAACTACTACGCCTTCTGGTACGACGCCGCCCGACGACGGGTCCAGCGCCAGAGCATGGGCACAACGGATGCGCCAGAAGCGGGCCGCCGCTTCTCGCATTGGCTGGTAGAGCACTATCGCGGCCAGGGCATAACCCCGCCGAACGCGGTGGGCCTGCTGACCGTCCGCGACTTGCTGGCGCTCTATCAGGAGGAGCACATAGACAAGAAGGTGGTCGAGGTCGAGACCTACACCACCATCTGCCGCCACCTGGATAGCCACTTCGGCCCTCTCCTGCCCCTGCAGATCGAGGGGGCGGTCGACGGATATTGCCAGCGGCGCCGCATGGGCGACATCGGGCGGTCATGCTCGAGCAGCGGCACGCTGCGCACCGAGCTGTCGATCCTGCTGGCCGCCCTGAATCACGCCGTGCGCAAGCGGCGCCTGACGACGGCCGACGTGCCCTACATAGAGCTGCCAGCCCACGCCGAGCCTCGCGACGCATGGTGGACGGCAGACCAGATCCGGGCCATCCTCGAGAGCGCCCAGGGCGAGGCCCCTCGCCTCACCCGCGCCTACCGCTTCGCCGCGCTCGGCTACTACCTGGGCGCGCGGCGCCGGGCGATCGAAGATCTGACGTGGTTCCAGGTGGACCTCGACCACCGGCTAGTGACGCTGCAGCCCAAGGGGCGCGAGCGCACTAAGAAGCGCCGGCCCGTGGTCCCGATCCATCGCGAGCTGCTGCCGATCATGCAGCGCGCCTACAGCGAGCGCAGCAGCGAATACGTCCTGGACCACAAGCGGCCGGTCTATCACGTGTTTGTGCAGGCGCTGAAGCGCGCCGGCTTGACCGGGCATCCGCACATGCTGCGCCACAGTCGCGCCGTGCATCTTGCACAACGGGGGGTTGATCTGTATGCCATAGCTGGACTTCTGGGCGACACGCTGGCGACCGTGGAGCGAAACTACCTGCACCACGCGCCAGAGCATTTGAGGCTGAGGCTTGATCCCCACGGCATGGCCGATGGGATGGGAAGGGAAACAGGATGATAGATGAGCTGGATGCATTGCGCGGCATCGTGGCCGAGTTGATCGGCGTCGCTTGGGATGGCGGCGCTTTCGATGGCGGTGAGCTGCAAGACATGCTCGTCAAGCATGGCGCGCTCTATGAGGTGCCCGCCACCCCCGAAGACTGTGCGAAGGAGTGGGCGGTCGACCTTGGAATCGAACCGGGAGACACGATCTACAGGGCGACGAAATGGGATCAACTGTCGGCTCGGGATGCGACGTTGGGCGAGCAAGATTGGATCAATCAACTAGGCGCGGTGGTCGATGCCCAAGCCGAAGACGACGGCTTGTGGTTCCTCGCTCAGACGGCGCCAGAGGCATATCTGCAGCAAGAGCTGCGCAAGCTGCACGCTATGGTTGAGCAAGCGCGCGAAGCGACTCGGGAGGGCGCACAATGAACCCCAGGGCAGACGAGACTTCTATTGCCACGTCCCTGCCCGCCCTCTTGATGCTGCTCCTGGTCGGATGCGCAAGCGAGCCCACCGCTGGCCAGTGGGTCGACGTCTCCGGCCAGGGCCGCAGCGACGAGCAGCTGGGGATGGACAAGGCAGCGTGCCACTACCAAGTGCAGACGACCGCCAGCTCGCGCCAAGCGCTCCCGATGGGGCCGGGCAACACCATCGCCGGCGCGGGGGCGAACATGACCAACGCGCTGATGGGGGCGATCTTCCCCTACGATCGGCTGTATGGCAGCTGCATGGCCGCGGGCGGGTGGAGGTGGCAGGAGTCTCCACTCGTCTGGACGGCGGATCTCGATTGACATTCTGAGCGACGCGCAGTAAGGTGCGCTTCTAGTGTCTGAAGTTGTCAGCTCCAGACCGAACGGCCCCGGGCCTGACACCCGGGGCCGTTTTCTTTTTCAGACCTTCGGGGGCTCGATCATCCAGGCGACGGGCGAGCTGTCCACCTGGTAAGCCTTGAGCTCGGGAGCGCTTTTGCCGCGCTGGACGTTGCTGAGCCAGCTTTGATAGGAGCGTTTGGCGGCGGAGCCATCTTCGCCGTCGCCTGGGTCCAGTCCGAGCGCTCGCGTCATGTCCTCGGCGATCGCCATCGATCCGGCTGGATTCTTGGACACCACCCGCTTGAACAGCTCGATCCGCTGCTTGAGGGCTTCTTCGTGCTCGGCGCGCTCGATCGACGTCGCCTTGCTGCGCGCATCGCGCGGCCCGGGGGCGAAGTTCATCGCCGCGTTGGCGTCATGGTCGAAGGCAAGCGAGGTGATCGCCTCGCCGTCCAGGTCCGTGCCCACCTCGATGGCCGTGGACCGGAACACCAGCGGAGCCGGCTTGATGCCGTCGCGTAGCTTACTAGTTGCCCAGATGGTGCCCGCGCTTCCCTTGGTGGATTGCTCGACCTCAAAGACGCCATCAGCCGCGCCGTTAATGCCGGACCACCCGCGCATGCCGCGGGACTTGTCCTTGCCCATGTGGTGGACTACGACTACGGCTGCCGCGTAGTCCTGGGCGATCGCGATCAGCGAGCCGATGACAGGCCCCATGTCGCGCCCGCTCGACTCGTCGAGCCCTGCCGACGTGGCTGCCAGCGTGTCGATGTAGAGCGCGCCGGGGTGGAAGCCGCGCCCGGCGAGCTCGTCCAGGGTGATCCGCAGGCGTTCTGCGCCCTGGTGGGCGAATTGCGGCGTCTCGGTGATGACCACCAGCCGCGGCGCGCTCTCGGGCATGTGGTGCCGGTTCCAGGCGCGCAGGCGATGCTTGAGGCCAGTAGCGCCCTCGGCGGCGATGTAGAGCACGTCGACGGGCTCGCGCACCTTGCAGCCGGCCCACCGGCGCCCAAGGGCGAGGTGCATGGCCTGGTCGATCGCGAGGAAGCTCTTGTGCTGGCCTGGCTCGCCAGTGATGAAGTTGAGGGTGCCGCGGTACAGGATGTTCTTGATCAGCGGCTCGCGATCGGGTAGCGCGTCCAGCTCGAGCGGCGACAGGCAGCGCAGCGCGCCAGTGGGCTCGACCATGGGCATGGCGACGCGCTCGGCCGTCTCGATCAGCTGTTCGCGCTCGCCGCGCTCGGCATCGGCCGCGTCCCACTTGGGGGGCTTGCCGGCAGGGATCCGCACCGCGTGGACCGCGGCCGGGCGCACCGTGGCCAGCGCCTCGAGGACGCGCTCGCGCCACTTGGCGCCCGCGGCGTCGCCGTCCTGCCAGAGTATCACCGTGCGGCCAGCGAGCGGCGTCAGGTCAGCCTGGCCGATGGCCTGGGCGCCGCCGGCGACTGTGGTCGCCAGGTAGCCGAGCTCGCGCACCGCGTCGGCGCACTTCTCGCCCTCAACCAGGATCACGCGCTCTGCGCGGCGCGCCAGCAACTCCGGCAAATAGAGCAGTGGGCGCACGCCATCGGGCCACTCGTAGAGCCGAGTGGCGTCGTTCCATGGGCGGATGGCCTTGACGTTGGGCTGCGTGGGGTGGCGGTAGCGGGCGACCTCGACATAGAGCGAGCCATCGGCGCGCACGTACTGCCAGCGCGCTTCTGGCTTGACTCGGCGATACCACAGATGGTCGGGCTCGGCGCGCTCGCTATGGGGGGTCGAGGCCGCGAGGCCAAGCCAGCTCTCCGCCTCGTGCTTGGCGTCGACCTGGGACAGGCCGCGCGTGGCCGCCCAGAGGTTGATCAGGTCCGCGCCGGCCTCGCCGCCGGCAAAGTCCTGCCAGACACCCTCAGCGAGGTTGACCGACATGGAGCGGCCGCGCCCGCCGCCCAGGTCGCCGCAGACGTACTCGCCGCCCATGCGCCGCCCGCCGGGCAGCAGATGCCGGCAGACGGCCTCGGCTTGGCCGAGCAGCCAGTCGTTGACCTCGCTGAAGGAGCGCTTCGGCGCCGCGGACAACGCGCGGGGCTCGGGGGCGAAGTTGAGGAGCTTGCCCAGATGACGGCCTTTCCGATTGGGAAGGGCTTCCTATAACTCAGGTGGGCGGCTCGGGTCAATGGCCAGCATGGCCGGGTTCAGCTCCTCGATCAGCTCCGGGCGCTGGCGGACCAGCAGCTCGAGCGCTTGGCGCCACGGGTTGCGGCGCAGTGGGCGGTACATGGTGCCCTTGTCGATGCGCTCGCCGGTGATGGCCTCGACCCAGCGTCGGAGCTGGGCCGGGGTCACGCGGCGCGGGGCGGGGTCAGGCATCGGAAGCCTCACGCAGGGCTTCCTCGAACTCGTCTTGCGTGAAGTCGGCCAGCCCATCAAGAGCCTCGATCTCATCGCAGATGTCCATGTAGGCGGCGCCTATGTTGGTCAGCTCGCCAGTGAAATCTACGTGGCTGGCGCGCAGCATGTCGATTGCGTCAGCGGCGGTCCAGGTCGTCATCGCTCGTCTCCTGCTGTTGATGCTCCCAATATCTATGGCGGAACGCCACATGTCAAGAGGACATATCCAGTTTCGGCATCTTTTTTCTGTCGTCCCCTCTGTTGCTCGCATAGGTTGCGCTCGTACCTAAGGCTGTACTCGCGTGGCGAGTACAGCTTATTCACATCAATCGGGCTGTTGATGGTTGGCTGAAAGCCGCAGAAACGGCTGGGCTTCAAGTTGTATTCCACATTACGGATCATGTGACTCGTACCTCGCTCGTACCTTCACTCGTACCTGTACGAGTCACACAGGGTGGTGTGTGGTTCTGAGAATGTAATGGTTTCATAGAGTTATGGGCCGTTCTTAAAGCGCTCGTACCCACTCGTACATGTACGAGTCGTACCTGCCGTACTGGTCACTCGTACCTCCGCTCGTACCCTGCCCCCCGTAAGGGGGGGGCGGGGGAGTACGAGCGGGGACGAGTACGACGGGGCTATCGGCTACGAACGGAGGGGCTGTACGCGGGACCTGGGGTCGCCCAGGCAACGGCTTGGATCAAACGATAGCCTGGTGAACCGGACTACGCCGTCCGATTGCCTTCGCCAATCAATGGACGGCCGCATTTCGCCTAACTTGTCCTCGTATTGCCCGATCGCGACGACGGTCCATGTGCTCGAGCCCCTGGTCAGGGAGGTTCCGATCGGTGGGGGCGCGACGAAGGTGATGTTGCTGACTGGCTTCGCGCGTACATTCACCACCAGATCACTCCCATCATGAACAGGATAGCCCCTAGGGCTGCCGTGGGCACGCCTAGGAGCGCGGGGAAGGCGGAGCCGCACCAGACGGCCACCAGGCCGGCGCCGCTCGCTAGCAGGGCTTGGCGGGGCGTCATGGGGCTATGCCTGCGGGTACGACTCGCGCTGGGATCGGGTCTGGCATGGTGGCTTGGTACCGGACGGCCAGCAGGCGCGCCATCATGCGTCCCAGCTCGGCGGTTGGTGTCTTGCGGCCGGGCGAGCTATGGCGGGAGGTGATCGGCCAGCCATTCGAGCCTACGACGGTCACGACCGCCGTCCAGCCAGTGGCGCCAGGATGTAGGGCAACATCGATGGTGGTCATGGGGCTGGGTCACTCCTGGGGGTTATCGGTGGCTGGCCATCTGGACGACCATGCCGCTGGGCGCAGTGGGGCCGCAGGCGCCCCACTTCCTCCAGCAATTCCGGCAAGCATGCTCGGGATCGCCGGCGTGATCGATGGCGCGCTCAAGGTATTCGGCTGCGTCGCGCAGCAGATCCAGCCTCGAGGGGCGGTGCTTGGAAATGCTCGCCCATGCGAGTGAGTCATGGACGACGTGCAGCGTCATGGACAGGTCACCACTGGCTGCCTCGTAGAGCTCGTGCAGGGCGTCGAGCATCGTGGCATAGCTGAGCCGTCGCGCGGGGCGCGGCTCATGGTCGGGCATGAGCTCGCGGATGAAGGGATAAAGCAGGCTGTCGGCATGGGTGTATCGGGTCATGGTGTCAGCTCCAGAGGTTGAGGTTTGATTGGCACAATTGAGCGTCGCCTTGTGGGCGGCGCTCTATGTGGCAATCTTTAGGCTTGGTGCGGAGTGGGATAGATTCCGCCGTTACCATGCCGCCTACTGAACTTGACATGGCGAATGTACAAATCTCCGCCGAGATCTTGTTGCAGACACTTTGCCCAGCTGAGGGTAAAGGCCTCTGCGACCACGAAGTTGCCGCCATCGATGAGTTGATACATTGTCAGCTCCAGAGGTTGAGGTTGGTTATTGGGTATCTGCGATCTGGCGTAGGACCGTCGATCGATCATGTCAACAATAATCGACAAGGCGTGGAAAAAAAGCTAAGAGGCTGGCATGGCTATGCCCAAGGGACACAACGTGCGTGGTCGCGATGGCCGTCTACTCGGCAGCAGCGGGCTCACGGAAAAACAACAGGAATATGCATATCTACGCTCGAAGGGGATTGCCAAAGGCGAGGCAGCAAGGCGTGCTGGTTATTCGCAGCCAGACCAGGAAGCGCAGCGCCTAGAGGCCCATCCAGCGGTCGCCGCGGCCATCCACAAGGCCCAATCCAGCGAGATACGCGACCTCGCCACGCTTGGCCTGCAGCGCCTCCGCAAGATCCTCGAGGAAGACGTCGAGACCGCCAGCGGGAAAGACCTTCAGGCCCGCGTCGCGGTGCAACTCCTCGACCGTGCCGGCCACGTGGCGCCCAAGGCGGGCGCAGACGCCACGCCAGGCGCTGAGAAGCCGCTGCACGAGATGACGCTAGCCGAGCTCGAGGACGTGGCCAGAGAGGCGCGCGGGCGCCTCGCTGGCCTGCTGCAGTTGGGCGAGCGCAAGCCTGCGATCGAAGGCGTTGTCGTGGAGGTTGGCGCGCAGGATCGAGCGTAAGCCGCAGAAACCCTAGGGTTAGCCGTTGTGAGGTGCAAGATTGAGGGAGGCTGGGCAGGCCATACCCCGCCCCCGGGCGGGGGGCCGGAAGGAAGATTGAGAAAAACGTTCGGCCCCCTCTACCAAGCCGGGCAAAACGGGAAAACCTTTTAGTCGACAAATACGACAACAACCACTATAACCCCACCCATCCGAAGACCCGCCAACAACGAGGAACGATCCATGTCCGAGTTCATTCTCACCCCCGGCATCGCCGTCAAAGGCTACACCCCCGGTCGCTACGCGAAGCGCTTCACCGGCACGCTCATCACGATCAACGGCGAGGGCGTGAACCGCTTCGCCATCGTCAAGCGCGACGACGGCAAGATCATCAAGATCCGCCCGGCCGTCCTGGAGGCGATCGCGGCCTAGCTCTCCCCGCCGGCCAACTTTCCCCTTGCGCCATTTGTCGGAATGCGATACTTTCGACAGTGACGCTAGTCGATACGGCCTCTTCGCCTTAACTCCCCGCCCCGCCGGTCACTTCAAACCTAGCCGGGGCGGGGTTTTTTCTTCGCAAGGAGCTGACAATGGCCGCCATCGAGATCCCCGTCTACATCAACGACCGCGAGGCCTTGGTCGACCTGGCTGACCCGCGGCTGCCATATCCCCACGCGGACCCGGTGGCCTCCCTGTTCCGCCTGCGCGAGGCTGGCTTCATCAACCCCGACAACAGCCTCACTCCCAAGGGCGAAGCCGCCCTGCCCCACTGCCGCCGGAAGCAGGACACCTGCCCCTTCTCGGGGAAGGCCCGATGATCACTCTGGACGCCCTGCGGGGCGCGAGCTACGGCGCCATCCTGGCGGACCCGCCGTGGCGCTTCGCTACCTGGAGCGACAAGGGACGCGGGCGCTGCCCGGACGGTATGTCGAGCGGGCAGTTCCGCCACTACGAGACCATGACCCTGGACGCCATCAAGGCCTTGCCGGTGGCCGATGTCGCAGCGCAGGACTGCGCCCTGTTCTTATGGGTGACGGAGCCGATGCTGGAGCACGGCCTTGCGGTCGGCAAGGCCTGGGGCTTCACCTACAAGACCAAGGCGTTCTGCTGGGCGAAGCGCACCAAGCACGGGAAGTGGCACATCGGGACCGGCCACTGGACACGCGCCAATCCCGAGGACTGCCTGCTGTTCACTCGCGGCAAGCCCAAGCGTCTCTCGTGCGCGGTGCGCGAGCTGATCGAGGCTCCTGTCCGCGAGCACTCCCGCAAGCCGGACGAGATCTACGACCGCATCGAAGCCCTGGTCGCCGGACCGTATCTCGAGCTGTTCGCGCGCACGCGCCGCGATGGCTGGGCTCAGTGGGGGAACCAGGCCGACAAGTTCTCTCCCGCCTCGCCTCCCACCCCGCCCAAGCCGACCGCGGCTGAGCTCTCCCGCCGCTACCTTGGCGCGGACGTCAAGCACATCCCGCCCCTGCCGGGGCAGCTGGACATGCTGGCGGCAGATGGCTGACCCCAAGCCCTCACAGGAGGAACAGCTTCGCGCACAGCTGCGCGTGGTCGAGCGCACGTTGCGCGTGAAGCGCGCACGCGACAGCCTGATGGACTTCACTTGCCTGACGATGCCTGACCCGGCGGACATCGAGGACGCCACGCTCTCGCGCTACCGTCCGGCCACGCACCACTATGCGATCGTCGAAGCGCTCGAGATGCTGGAGCGCGGCGAGATCCTGCGGCTGATCATTTGCCTGCCCCCGCGGCACGGCAAGGCGCTCGAGGTTGACACGCCAATCCCAACCCCGGATGGATGGCGCGAGATCGGTCAGCTAAAGATCGGAGATTTGGTCTTCAACGAGACGGGGGAGGCGGCCCGAGTATTGGCGACCAGTCGCGTCATGCGCAAGAGGCCGGTCTACAGGGTCACGACTGACGATGGCCATTGCGTGGTGGCGGATGCTGAGCATGAGTGGTTTGTTCGTCTTTGTCGTAAGTACAAGACTTTCAGCGTCAAAACCACCAAATACCTCGCCGAGCGCACTTGCGATCGACGCCCGCTTGTAGCGCCGCACGGCGCTCTGCGCCTGCCTGAAGCAGACGTGCCGATCGACCCCTACGTCTTGGGTGTGTGGCTGGGCGATGGCTGCACGCATCACGCCACGATCACCGCGGACGATGGCGATGCCGCTTTCATCCGGGCGGAAATCGAGCGCCGCGGCTTTCGTACGTCCGATCGCGCCACAGACAAGACCTTCGGCGTCCTTGGGTTGCAAGCTCCACTCCGCCAGGCTGGGCTGTTGGGGCGCAAGTTCGTCCCACCCGCCTATCTGCGCGCGTCCGAGGGGCAGCGCCGAGACCTCCTGCGCGGCCTGATCGACACGGATGGTCATGTTGCTCCAGACGGCCAGGTTGAGTTCTGCAACACCAACCATGAACTCGCGCAAGCTGTGCGTGAGCTGGTTCACAGCCTGGGGCATAAGGCCAGCCTGATCGAGGGGCGCGCCATGCTGGGCGGGCGCGACTGTGGCGCGAAGTGGCGTGTCATGTTCTACGCCGCCGATGTCGCGCTCTTGCCCCGCAAGGCAGCCAAATGCAGGGACGGCACTCGTTCTCCGGGGCGCTTCCTGTCGTTTGAGCCGTGCGGGCTGGCAGATACTGTCTGTATCCAAGTCGAAGGTGGGATGTTTTTGGCCGGCGCTGGCATGGTGCCGACGCACAACAGCGAATTATCCAGCCGTCGGCTGATCCCCTGGTTCGCCGGGCGCGACCCGTACCGCGAGATCATCTTCTCGACCTACTCCCAGGAGTTCGCCGACGACTTCGGCCGCTCATGGCGCGGGATCATCGACCAGGCGGTGTTCCGGCAGATCTTCCCCGGCCTCGCCCTCCGCAAGGACTCCCGCGCGGTCGACCGGATGGAGCTCGCCATCAACGGCAACCCGAGCGGCGGGGCCTTGGTGGCGGTCGGCGCGGGAGGCGCGGTGACCGGCCGCGGCGCCGATCTACTCGCCCTGGACGACATCTTCAAGAACTTCCAGGAAGCCGATAGCCCGACGATCCGCGAGCAGCGCTGGAAGTGGTTCATCGAGGACGCGATGACCCGCCTGATGCCTGGCGGGCGCGTGGTCATCACCATGACGCGCCGCCACGAGGACGACATCGTGGGCCGCCTGGTCGACCCAGCCAACGAACACTATGACGCGGACGAGGCCGCTTCATGGACGGTCCTCGAGCTGCCCGCCATCAAGGACGGCAAGGCGCTCTGGCCGGAGCGCTATCCGATGGAGACGCTGCTCCCGATCCAGCGCCGCGACCCGCGCAGCTTCGCCGCGCTCTACCAGCAGAAGCCGGCGCCCGACGACGGCATGTACTTCAAGCGCGAGCAGATCCTGGGCTACCGGCCCGACGAGCTGCCGAAGAACCTCCGCAAGTACGCCGCCAGCGACCACGCGCTGACCACCAAGCAGGAGAACGACGCCACCTGCATGGGCGCCTTCGGGGTCGACCAGGGCGACCACATCTGGATCTTGCCGGACCTGGTGTGGGAGCGGATGGAGACAGACAAGACGCTCGAGGAAATGATAGCTTTGATGGTGCGCCATCGCCCCCTGGTGTGGTGGGCGGAAGACGAGCATATCAACAAGTCCCTCGGCCCGTTCCGCCGCAAGCGGATGCAGGAAGAGAAGGTTTACACGACGGTCGACGGCATCCCGTCGGTCCGTGATCTTCGTGCCCGCGCCCGCTCGATCCAGGGCCGCATGGCCATGAAGATGGTTCACTTCCCCACGTTCGCGCCGTGGTGGCCGGATGCCCAGCATGAGCTGCTGCGCTTCCCGGCAGGCACGCACGACGATTTCGTGTCCTTCATGGCCCTGGTCGGACTGGGGATGGACATGGAGGTTGCCGCCCCCCTCCCCAAAGCCGAGGGCAACGTGATCCGCCCGCGCTCCTGGGCGTGGCTCAAGGCATCCGACGAGGAGCGTCGTCGCCAGGAACAGCAGAGAAAGGCCGCAGCAGGATGGTAACCTTGGCCCAGCTCCGCAAGGCTTTGGCCGTCTTCTTCTTCGGCCAGGACATGGTTGCGCGCGAGGACTATGACAGCCTCGAGATGCGGCTCGCCATCGCTGAGGTTCGCGCCCTCAAGGCCGCGCAGAAGATCGAGGAAGCCGTCGCCCTACTGGACGAGTAAACCGCCGTGGAAGACACCGCCGCCCAAGACTCCGTCATCCCCCGCGAGGTTCCCAAGCCGGAGCCTGGCCGGGCTGAGCTGATCAGCCTGTGGCAGAAGCGCATTGAAGCCGCGAAGAAGCACTTCAAGGACGACTTCGAGGCCATGCGCGCGGACATGGAGTTCGCCCGCCTGGGCGCCGACAAGACGTGGGCCAAGGCTGGCAAGTACGTGGCCAACCTTGCCCTGCGGGTGGCGAGCCGCAAGGTGGCCGATCTCTACGCGCGCAACCCGCGGGCCGTGGCGCGCCGCGCAGAGCGCGTCGAGCACCAGATCTGGGACGGCACGCCCGAGTCGCTGATGATGGCGCAGCAGGCCCTGACGATGGGCGTCATGGACCCCGCAGCGATGGCTGTCGTCCAGGAGGTCCAGGAAGTCAAGCTGCGGCGGGCCATGCTCGATCGGGTCGGCAAGACTCTCGAGATCATGTTCCACTACTACCTCAACGAGCAGGAGCCCAGCTTCAAGATCCAGGCCAAGCAGCTGGTGCGGCGCGTCGTGACGTGCGGCGTGGGCTACGTCGAGCTCGGCGTGATGCGGACGATGGAACCGCGGCCGGAAGTCGAGGCCCAGCTGAACGACGTGGCCCGCCAGCTGGCCGAGATCGAGGCCATCACCGCCGACTTGGCGGACGGCGAGATCCAGCAGGACACCGCTCGCGCCGAGGAGTTGCGTGTCACCCTGGAAGCCCTGCAGGCGCAGGCCGAGGTGATCACGCACGAGGGCCTGTTGTTCATGTTCCCGCGGGCAACCGAAATCATCGTGGACCCGAAGTGCCGGCAGCTCAAGGGCTTCATCGGGGCCGACTGGATCGCCGGCGAGATGATGATGCACCCGGATAGGGTCAAGGCGCTCTACAAGATCGACCTCGGCAAGAGCGTGACGCGTTACCAGCCGGACAACCCCGCCTTGCGCGTGTCGAACGCCAACCACGAGGCGGCCGAGGCTGAGGCCGGGCTGGTTCGGCTCTACAAGGTCCAGGACAAGCTGACCGGCTCCATGTTCACGATCGCTGAGGGGCATCCGGACTACATCTTGCCGCCGGCGCCGCCGGACATCCAACTCGAGCGCTTTTTCAGCGTGTTCTCGCTGACCTTCAACGACATCGAGGACGACTGCAAGCTGTACCCGCCGAGCGACATCCGGCTGATGATGGACCCGCAGCTCGAGCACAACCGCGCCCGCCAGGGGCTGCGCGAGCACCGGGTCGCCAACCGGCCCAAGTACCTCACCGCGCGCGGGCAGCTCGAGGAAACCGACAAGAAGGCCCTGCAGTCGACGGAAGCGCATGTCGTGATCGAGCTGAACGCGCTGCAGCCGGGCCAGCCGGCCGACAGCCTGCTGCAGGCGCTCAAGATGCATGGCATCGACCCGGCGATGTACGACACCACGCCGGCGATCGACGACATCATGCGGACCACCGGCGCCCAGGACGCCAACCTGGGCGGCCTGCAGGGCACCACGGCGACCGAGAGCAGCATCGCCGAGCAGAGCCGGGTGTCGAGCATCGCGTCCAACGTCGACGACCTGGACGACCTTCTGACCGAGCTGGCGCGCGCCGCAGGGCAGGCGATGCTGCAGCACCTCGGCCCGGATCAGGTCAAGCAGATCGCCGGCCCCGGCGCCATCTGGCCGGAATGGACCTCGGCCGAGATCGCCAACGAGATCTACCTGACGGTGCGCGCCGGCAGCGCCGGCCGCCCGAACCGCGCCCAGGAGCTCGCCAACATCGAGCGCGTTGGGCCGCTCATCGTCCAGGTGCCGGGCGTCAACCCGACGTGGTTCGCCCGCAAGCTGCTCGAGCGCATGGACGACAGCGACCTGGACCTGGAGGAGGCGATCGCCGAGGGCATGCCCAGCATGATCGCCATGAACTCCATGGCTGGCGGCGCGAGCGGCCCCGCTCCTGGCTCGCCCGGCCAGGGCGAAGGCCCCGACAGCGACCCCAACGCCCAAGGCGGCCAGGGCGCTCAGAACGCGCCGCGGCCCGACCGCAACGAGCCT